TGTCGGGACTCGAATTACCTTCTATGGTGAACCGGCATTGCCAGCTGCTCCAGCTACACTGGAATTAAATGATGAAGATTACGAACAAATAGATTCTATAGAATCTGAAGAAAACTGGTTTTAATTAACCAATAAAAGGTTGCAGTCGTGAGTAAATCAGCAGTAACTCAGACAATGAGTCTAATGCAGGTTTGTTCAATTTGAATTCTAACAATGAGTTAGACAATTCCAATGCTAATGTCAGGACACTGAAATACGTAAAAAAATTATAAACTGACAAAAAATCAAGGGCTGAACCTTACCTCTTGGTAAAATATGACATGCTTCTTGAACGCATTGGTAACGAAAGTGAAGATGCGTGAAGGTATTTCAGAAAATATTATTTATGAAGAGATATAATAATTTATTCGATAAGATTGTTAGCTTAGACAATTTATATTTAGCAGATAAGAAAGCTAGAAGAAATGAATCTAGTAGAAAAGATATCAAAGAGTTTGACTAGAATAAAGAAGAATTACTTAAAAAACTATAGCAGAATTTAATTAACGGTACGTATAAAACTTCTGAATATAATACATTTATAATTAGAGAACCTAAAGAAAGATTAATATTTAGATTACCTTATTATCCAGATAGAATAGTACATCATGCTGTAATGAATATAATGGAACCTATATGGGTATCTATCTTTATTAAAGATACTTATAGTTGCATTAAACACAGAGGTATTCACGAAGCATTACATAATGTTAAAGAAGCTTTAAAAGATGTAGATAATACTACTTATTGTCTTAAGTTAGATATCAGAAAGTTCTATCCTAGTATAGACCATGAAGTATTAAAGAGCATAATAAGAAAGAAGATAAAGGATTAGAAGTTATTATAGCTATTAGATGAGATAATAGATTCAGCAGAAGGTGTACCTATTGGTAATTACTTATCTTAGTTCTTTGCTAATCTGTATCTTACTTACTTTGACCACTGGCTTAAAGAAGATAAATAGGTTAAATATTACTTCAGATATGCAGATGATATAGTAATACTACATAAGGATAAAGAGTATTTACGAGAACTGTTTGAAGAAATGAAATAGTATTTAGATACTTTAAAATTAACCTTCAAAGATAACTATTAGATATTTAAAGTAGAAGACAGAGGTATATCTTTTGTAGGTTATGTAATAAGGCATGACTATACTTTAGTAAGAAAAAATATTAAGCGTAGCATGTGTAGGAAAGCTGCTAGATTAGGCAGAAAGAAAAACATTACAGTAGAAGATTACAAACAAGAAATGTGTAGTCATATAGGTTGGCTTAAACATTGTAATGGCATCAACTTACTAAAGAAAATATTACGCTATAAAGAGCTATTAGTTTATGCAAGAAGATTTTCAAAATAGAAACCTTAAATAAACCTTATCGTTATATAATTATAATCTCAAACGGAATTTCGAGCCCTCTCAGATTTTACTCCCCTTTTAATCTGTCAGGGCTTATTTGATTTTTATTATCAGCTACTATCTATGAATTACCAACAATTAGGAGAACATACTATGTCAATATTTAAGAACATATTCAGTAGTGCGGATAAATGCATAGCTTCTGTTATAACTGGGCTACTTTCTATATTCGCACCTGTATGGGTTCCTATCACTGCTGTCGGTATATTGATACTACTTGATGCTATCTATGGTTATAAAGTCTCTAAAAAATATGGGCATCCTAAGATTGAATCACATAAAGCATGGAAAACTATATGGAAGACTAGAGATGCAGCAGTAGCAATAACTAGTGCATCAATAATAGATTAGCTGGTAGTAACCTCTATTAACTTGCACGCTGTAGAAATAGTAGCAGGAATGATAGCCTTAGTTGAGTTTTGGTCGTTACTAGAATCATTTAGCGACTTATATCCTAAATGGAAAATATGGAAAATCCTCAAAAAGGTTATAAAAGCAAAAGGAGAGAAATATTTAGATATATCATTAGATAAAGAATTACCAGATGATTCCAATACTGAATTAGTTAGTTAATTGGTTTACAAGGAATTTCAGAGCAGTCGCAGTAGGTTTAGTTAGTTTACTTATTGCGACTGTTTTTGTTTAGAACCATTAGCTACAAAAGAAGAATAAAGAGATTGACAGAATAACTAACAATGTTAGAGCTTATGAACAATTAGCATCCTAGAAAGAATAGTTAAACAGAGTACTATAGCTTACTATAGAAGAACTAAATACTAGTAATGATAGTTTATTAAAAGAAACCAAGGATGCTTAGAAAAAGCTTAAAATCAAAGACAAGAACCTAACTAATATAAATGTAATCAATACCGAGATTAAAGATTCAGTTAGAACTATTATAAAACATAAGTTAATAGATTTTGACGAAGAACTTAAAATTAATCCATTAACCACTATCATAGTTAGTAGAAAGGACTCAATCCTTAAAGCCACATTAGATATTAAGAATCAATAGATTCTGTTTGTAGAAGAGAAGAAAGAATACAAGAATAAGTACCGTAACGGCTTTATTAGGTTCTTGCACTTTGATTGGAAACGTATACGTACCAAAAAATATCAAATAGTTAACAGTAATCCAATAATCAAGGTAACTGATACTCGTGTAATTGAGTTACCAAAATGATAATCAATATATTCAATAATATTAATCAATAATAATATGCATAGAATATTTCGTGTAAAGGCTTACGAAGCAGAACACGGTCCTCACTTCAATGAGGAACATGCCCGTAAAGCTGTAAGTAAAATGGAAAATGAGGATGGTACTCGTGGACCACATTGGTCTATAGAGGAAACCACTACCTTAGCTAATCAGTATGGTATAAGTCTGGGCAACAGATTTAACCGTTATGATTGGTTCGTAGCACTTAACATGGTTTATTCTGATTATTACAAAGTAATCATAAATATCACTAACTCTAACAGCACTAAGCATTTTGTTGAATTAGCAAAAGCTTGGATCAATGACAAAGACATTGATGAAGGTAAGATGTGGTATTACTATATTTATGTTATGTGTGATAAGATCAGACAAGCTGAAATGGAATGCTATGAGGAAGAAGTTGAGAAACGTGATAAATACGAAGAAGATGATGATGACGAATTTGAACGCATAGGCTTATTCCGTAGAGGTGGTAGAAGAGGTGGTATGATGCGTGGTGGTCGTAGAGTATATTCTACTAGCAGAGCTAGAGATTATGACGATGATTACGAACGTATGCTCGAAAGAGAAAAAGAGTACGAACCTTATTCAGAATATGGACGTGGCAAAGCTGTTCGCTACGTTAGATATTAATAAAAATCAATTTTTAAATTAAATCAATTATGTTAGAAGATAGAATTATTGTGCAGGATCGTGGTATAGATGCTGGTCTTGCTGCTTTAATATAGAATGCTAATAAAGGTAATATGGATCCCGCTGCTTTAATGGCTATGATGAACAACAATGGCATGGGCGGTAATGGCGGCTGGTGGTGGATTTGGATCATCCTGATCTTCTTCTGCTGGGGCGGTTTCGGTGGTAATGGTTTCGGCGGACGTAACGCTGGTGCTCTTGCTTCTGAACTGAACAGTGACGCTAACACTAATCTGTTGATGCAGGCTATTAACGGTAACAAAGATGCCATCAATAGCTTAGCTACTACTTTGAATTGTGATATTAATTCTGTTCAGACAGCTCTTAATACTATCAATTCTGGAGTAAGTCAGATCTCTTGCGATACTAAGTTGTCTAGCTGTGAAGTAATCAATGCTATTACTTCTGGTAATGCAAGCTTGGCTTCTCAGTTAGCTAGCTGCTGCTGCAATGTTAGAGAATCTATTAGCGGTGTAAATAACAACATCACTAAGATGGGTTATGAAAATCAGCTGTCTGTATGCAATCAGACTAACACACTGCAGAACGCTATTACTAATGGATTCAATTCTTTAATGGCTGATAATGCATCTAAGTTTAACATTGTAGGTGCTAAGATAGATGCGCAGACTCAAATTATCAATGATAAGTTCTGTCAACTCGAAATGAGAGAAATGCAGAATAAGATCGATGCTTTGCGTGAAGATAAACAAGCTTTACAATTGTCTGCTTCTCAGCAAGCACAAACTGCAAATATAGTTAATCAGATACGTCCTGTACCCGTTCCCGCTTACTTAACTTGCAATCCTTATGGTTGCCAAGGTGGTTTGAACGACTACGGTTATGGTTATGGGTATAACAATGGCTGTGGATGCGGTTGCTAATAAGAAAGGAGGCAGTTATGTTTTATCCTTTTTTAAACTACTTTAATAGAGGTAGAGTAAGAACTGTAGATAATTATGGTATTCCAGTATTGAGAACTAACTACGTTACTACCGATACTACGACTACTTCAGTTACTTATGGTGTATGTCCTAGATTATGGAGACAACTCCCTTGTCAAGGTTTATTTATACTACATGTAACGTCTACTCCTGCTAGTGCAGCTACTCCTACGGATTTAGTATTCTTAGATCCTACTAGCTTTACTAATAGATAGATTGATAATACAACTACAGTTATTACATCTACTGGAGCAAAAGCTCTATTAAATGGTTCCGGAGCTCAAATGACAAATAATGAAATTACAACTGGTAACAGATATCTTATATACTATAACAAATGTGACGGAATCTTCCAAGTAATTAATCATATAGTAGTACCAGCTACACCGGCAGCTTAATACAAATTGGGGCTCTAAATGAGCCCCTTAAAACTAACTTATTATGTTATTCAATCAATTAAATATAGGTGATAAAGTATATATAATAGAAGTGGTTGGGACATTCAAAAAGACTACTGAGTATAATGAAGGTTCTGTTACTCAAGTAAGTGCAGTATATGATGAACCACTACCATCTGGGCAATTTCCTATGCCCAATCAGCCTAGAAAGAGAATAGTAGATATAACTATATAGTGCAACGGAGAAACTAAAAAGTTCACTATACCTGAGAATAAATCAGTTATTACTGATAGTGCATTAGGTCTTACTATATCTACAGATAAATAGGAAATTATAAATATAGTACGTAATCAATACGATACGTATAAACAAAGAAAAGAAGCCATAGCCAAATGTGATGAAGAGATGGCTAAATGTTAGGCTCTCCTAGATAAGTTAGGAATAAACGATAAGCCTGCAAAAGAAAACGATGAAATAATAGCTTTACAAAAAGAAGTTAACGAATTAAAAAACATAATAAGGAAAGCTAATTAGATGGTTCCACCACCTATGAAGGAAATGCTCCCTTAGGATATGAAGAATGCTATGGATAAGGTTGGTCAATAAGATCAACCTTTTTTATTTTAAGCCTTTTTAAGACCGCTATTACTTAAATTAAAGGATTGTATTGCTAATAATAGAAAGTGCCTATAACAGCCTTAAAATGCGTTATATGGCTTATAACGTTATTAAAACATAATATATTATGACACTCAATTAGCTTGTAGATAACATTCTACTTATTGCTCGTAATAATAATATTGCAGAGTCTGAGCATTTAAGTAGAATACAAATTGAAAAGTGGATCATAGGTTATAGGGCTATGTTGATTAAGCAAGATATAGATAAGGGTAGAGATATAAATGAATTATATCTTACTACTATAGAACCTATCCATTTAGATCGTGAAGAAACTGTACCAGGTTACTTTACTTATGTAGGAGATAAAGAACTCCCTAAGTTAATAGACTTTAACTATAGACCTGGAGTAATAAATGTACGTGATATGTTTGGTAATATAATTTAGATAGGCAGTCGTACTAAAGCTAAATTATAGAAGTATAGAAAAGCTACGTGTAAAGATTATATTGCATGGGTTAAGAACAATAGAATATACGTAGATGGTGATTCTAATCAGCTAGAGTATATCAGTGTAGATGTAATAGCTGAAGACCCTACAGAGCTTAATGCTTGCTTTGATCCAGATAGTGAGTTCCCTATACCATCTGCAATGATACCAACTATTACATAGATGATATTAGAGAGAGAATTACGTTTTATGATTACTATGCCTAGTGATGATACTAATGATGCGCATGATGATACATAGAACAGAGTTAGTGATAAATAATTGATGTATGAAATATTAGAGAAAGAGTTATACTACTACTGATTTCTATGAGAGCTATAAATAGTACATAGAACCTAATACACCTTATGATATTGATTTATAGACATATAAGAATATTATTAATGACTATTTTTAGTACATTAGGGATGAGGTGATGTACAATTGTAAAGAATTCAAGTTTCCATGTAGATTAGGTACTTTACAAATCATTAAACATTAGCCAAAAGAATTCACAGGCAAGAGTCTTAGATGGGACTGGAAAGCTACAAAAGAAACTGGTAAGCCTGTATACCTACTTAATGACCATAGTAATTATTATAAGTATAGATTCTTTTGGTCAAAGAAAGATAGTTTGCTTACTAATAAAACTAAATATTAGTTTATAGCTTCAAGAGATAACAAGAGAAATTTAGCTCAAATAATATTCAACAAAACAAAAGATTACCCAGAATTATGATAAATAATCGTATGATTAGTTCAGCTTCTGTAGTAGCTAAAGTAATAGCAGATCTCGATTTAAGAGAAGACGAGATACGTATTACAGATATTCGGGAGTGGATTATGGAATCCATACTTAAGATTGGAGCTATATAGCAGTTTGAGCATAAAGTAGAAATACTTCCAATAGAATGCCACCAAGTATCATTACCTTGTGATTTGTATAAATTAGATTAGGTAGCATACTCATACTGTTGTAATGGTGGATGGCTACCTATGAGAAAAGCAACATCCAGTTTTGGTGTATCTCATGATAATCAATGCTGTAGTAAAGCTTGTATGTTGGTACAGGATGCAGCTATGTTTCCATTAGTTAAGAATATGTTTAATCTTACTAATGACAGAGAAGCATTGGACAAATTAAATGAAGATAATAATCTTAGAGAAACATTAAGTGTATTAATAAACTAGAGTACTGTGCCTACAGCAAACGGTAGATATCTAGGTAATAGAATAGGTCACAAAGATGGTACTATGTATAGTTATGATTTATAGTATATGACTAAACCTGGTTATATAATGACTAATGTACCTAGGGGATATATTAAGATATCTTATTATGCTATATATACTGATGAAGATAGTATGCCCATGATACCAGATCTAGAGTCTTATAAGGAAGCAATATACTGGTATGTTACTATGAAGTTAATGTATCCTAAAAAGTTAAAAGGTCAAATAAGTCAGGGAGATTATTATGATATACGTAACTCTTATAACTTCTATCGTAAGCAAGCATATGCTGAAGCTATGATGCCTACTGTAGATGACTTGATCAATGTGAAGAACACCTGGCATAAGTTATATCCGGAGATGAATGATCACGATACCTTCTTCAGTACTAGTGGCGAAGAATAGATATTATATAACCAAGATAGCGCATTAAGATTGATATGATAAGTAATACTGCACAAGTTAATACATTTACGCAAGGTCTTAATATGGACTAGGACGTAAATTTGATACCGGATACTCAGTATAGATATGCTGAGGATGTTCGTGTCATCACTAATGATGGAGGAACTACAGGAGTATTACAAAGTATAGAGAATCCTAGAAGATACGATACTATTATACCTAAAGATGAGACTATAATAGGTACTACTACGATAAATGATATTGCAGTAGTAATAACTAAAACATCTGATAATATTAATAAGATATACAGATTAATGGGGTTTGATACTAATATGCCTCAAATCAAATTAGTATGTAAAGGAGCTTTAGGATTATGTGAAGATTTATCTAAAAATCCTACACTAAGTATTGTAGGTAACTATGAATCAGATACTAATATAAAGATATACTTTACTGATGGAAACAGTCCTATTAAGATTGTTAACATAATGAGTAATAAGTATATAGATAATTCTAATCTTATAGATGAGAATGGAAATATAATTAATCCTGGTTCATTAGAAATAACTCCAGTAGTAAGTTTATTGCCGTTTAAATTCCGTTGGTTATCTGAAGGTAACCTTAAAGCTGGAATGGTAACATATTGTTATCAATTATTCAATGTGCATGGTACTGAAACAGTTACTTCTCCAATGAGTGAGCTAATTCACTTAACAAATAGTGTAACTAGCCAAGGTAGTTCTGAATATAAAGGTACTGGTTTAAATAAGTCATCAAATAAATCAGTAATGCTATCTACTGAACTATCTCTCTAGGACTTTAATAAGTTGAGAGTAATACGTCTATTTTATGAACAGAATAACTCTACTCCTGTTATTAGTATAGTAGATGAAATAGATATTCCAGATGGTCAAACAGATATTCAGTATGTAGATTATGGTTCTACATTAAGCGATATATCTATAGATGAGTTTAATGCTATGACTGGTTATTAGTTTATAGCGTAGACTCTTGCTAAAATGCAAAATAGATTATTCGCTGCTAATGTAACAGAGAATACTTGGATACCAGAAGATGAAGATGGTAATGACTATGATGCTAGAGCATATAGAGCTAATTCAGAAGGAAGCATATAGTTATTATCTAGTTTAGATAGTAATAATATTCGTCTATCTATAACAGATGATGAAGCTATAAAACGTATTCCTATTACTCATGACTGTATAAATCCCTTTAATAACACAAAGTATACAAAGGATGCATCTAATTCCTAGAATGTATATATATACAATAAGGAAGGTGAATTAGGTGGTTATGGTATTAATATAGAATATTCATTCATAACTACAGATATAAATTTAAGTAATAAACAAGATAAGTTTAGATTAGATCAATCTTGTAGTATGGATGTATCTACTGTTAGAAACAATACTAGATATATCAATAGAGGTACAGACAAGATGCCTGAGATAGTACAACCTACTAAAGAACAGTAGAACAATTCATATATACCTAACTATGCTGATCCTTATATAGCTGCTAATTATAGAGGTTACCAAAGAGATGAGATATATAGATTTGGTATAATATTCTACAATGATAAATCGGTAGCTTCTCCTGTACTTTGGATAGGTGATATTAGAATGCCTCATGCTTCTCAAATGCCTCCGTTTAGATATGAAAATAATACTCTTATAGGTAATGCTTTAGGTGTAGAATTTAAAGTAAAGAAAATGCCTATAGGTGCAGTAAGTTATGAGATAGTTCGTTGTGATAGAACTGAACGTGATAGGACTGTAGTTATGCAAACAGTAGGTAGTTACGTATATGAGTATAGAATTCAAGAGCAGGATAAATATGTAGGATAGGGATCTGAATTAGATAGTAGTTTGGAGATGAGACCTACTCCTTTCTTCTGTAGTTTGATTGGTGAACAATTAGCAATATCAACAGGTACAGCGGAAGATATTGGTAATTTCTCTCTTACTATGAGAGTAAATGATTATATACGTTTAGTATCTCCAGAAATATGTGTACAGGGTGATGATGCAACTAAACTGTTTGAAGGAAGTGTATACTTAGATGGTATAGGCTCATACTATTCTCCATTTGTAGGTGGTAAAGTAAATGATAGCAAGTTTGATGATTTTAAAGATAACTATGTAAATGGTAATACTATTGGTAATAGTGTAAGTCGTAGTATATTTGCTGCGGCGGATTACATTACTCAGATAGATGGTAGAGTATTGCAGCAAGATACTGTGCCATATGTAGGTTATGGCTAGAGATGGGGGCTTAACGTACTTGCTGTAGGTTTCCCTTATCAAGATAGTAGAGGTAATAAGGTATACCGTGGAGCATCAATAGCTAAATATTTCGTTCCAATATTTGGGCAATCTCAATCTACATCATATATTGAAGATGCTAAATATCCACCTAACATAGACTATAACATGTATGGAGCTCCAGATGTAGTAGCTAAAAGAATAAATGTTGGTAATAGAACTTATACTAACTACTCTATGTCTGACTTTATTCATAATGATAATCAATCATTACAAGGTCCAGCTGGTCCGTGTATCATAGCTCATGTACCTGAATTATAGAATGTATTCTCTGGATTTAATAGTGTACCTACTAACAAATACCCAGAGCTCCATCCATTTGATTCTACTAATGCTATTCCTGTATTTAACGTTAAACGTGATGGTAATTCTATATATGGTGGTAATACATTCTCATCTAGACAGAATTCTGTATACATAAGTATAGCAGCACATGATAGTAAATATGTATTTGGAGGAGATACTTATCTGGGCTTATTAGATTATCCTAACACTATGCTATTCCAATTACCTGACGCTAAGGAATGGGATGGAATGAAGAATTATATAGGTGCTTATATACCATTTGAAAGTTCTATTAATGTGAATTTGTTCCACGGAGATCAGATCCATAGAACCGTAACTAGCTCAAACTCTGCAGATTCTTGGTTACAGTTAGAGCCTACTTAGATGTAGGATATACACGTACAAGATCTTCCTTACTTTGTATATAATTCTGTTTATTCTGCATAGAATACTGGTAAATTGTATGTACCTAATTCTATGTATGCTGATAAAGACGTAAGGTATACTAATAGAATATTAACTTCATAGGCTAAGACTAATAATGAAGTAATAGATTAGTGGTCTAAATTCAAAGTAGCTGATTATTTAGATGTAGATAATCAGTGGGGAGACATAACCAATCTAAAAGTATTCAAAGATAGACTGTTCTATTTCCAAGATACTGGAGTAGGAGTAGCTTCTGTCAACGAAAGATCACTTATTACTGACGATAATGTAAATCAACTAGTATTGGGTACTGGTGGTATATTAAGTAGATTCGACTACGTAACTACTACTAATGGGTCATCTATTAAGAATGATAAAAGTATAATTAATTCAGATAATGTGTTATACTGGTATGACTATGATAAGAATGAACTGTGTTCTTATACTGGTCAAGTAAGTCAAATATCTAAAGAGAAATAGGTACAATCTTACTTTAATAAAAATATTAAAGAAGATAGAACTAAATGCGTGTCTTTGTTTGATAAAAAGTATAATGAAGTATGGTTCAATGTACTTAATAAGCCATTGATATTTAATGAATAGTTAGGTAGATTTACATCTTTCTATACATTTAACCCTAAATGGTCGTTACCTATTTCTGATAGAGTAGTAGCAATAAAAGATAATGAATTGCATACTATACATGATACTGGAGTAATAGGGCTAACTCCTTTGGATAGAAAAGCTAAATTAGAAATAGTTATTAATAAGAATGCTCCTTATACTAAAGTATTTGATAATGTTAGATTACAAGGAGAGTTCAGAGATGGTAATCAAGAGTATATTAAGGACGATATCATAGATTATATGAAATTCAGTACTAAACATCAAGAATCAGTTAGAGAACATACTAAAGAAGAACTTGATGAAGAAGGTAATGTTATTACTCCTGAACAACATATAATAACTGATTATAGAGAAGATACATTTAGATTCCCAGTACCTAGAGCAGATAAGAATGAAGATACATTATCGTTACCTGCTAGGTTGCGAGGTAAGTATATGATTTGTGATTATGAGTTAGATTCTGATATAGACCATACTTTTGAAATACCATAGATTACAACAACATACAGAAATTCATTAATTTGATATGAAAAGTAAAAAGAAAACAAAAGTACCAGCATATGCATTTGGAACTCAATTCAAAGAAATTGGAAACAACCTGCTTGGAAATGCTCCCGATATATTAAATACTTTAACTACTCCTTTTTAGAAATCTAACGCTACTACAGGAGGACAAGCTGCTGCACAATCTGTAAGTGACATAGCTAGTGGTGCAGCTACTGGCTTCCAAGTTGCTGGTCCAATTGGTGCTGCAGTAGGAGCTGGTATAGGGCTAATAGGCAGATCTGGTGAAGAAGCTGAAATGACTTCGTTCACAGATTATGATGAAGGTAGTCTTGGTAGTGGTCTAATTGGAGCATTCGGTAATAGAAGATTACGTAGAAAGAGAGCAGCAATTAAGAAGAATGCTTATAGTAATAGAGCTGCTGTACAAGGTACTAATTACCTACAAAGTGAAGCGTATGATGATATGATAGGGATGAATACAGATACTATGGCTAATGGAGGAGTGTCTTCCTCTTTAGCTTACGTAGATGATGGTGAATTAATATAGACTCCAGACGGAAGTATAAGTAAAGTACCAGAGAATAATAAACCTACTGACAGTAATTTAGTTAGTTTACCTGAAGGCAGTAGAGTATTAAGTGATAAGCTTAAAGTACCTGGTAGAAAAGAAACATTTGCACAACTTGGTGAGAAAATGATGGCAAAAAAGAAAAGTAAGTACAATGACAGATTTGCAGAGAATGCAGCAAAATTAAATGAAATGAATAATAATATGATTCATGATTAGCTGTTTGCTATGTAGGAATCTGTTAAACAAAGTAAAGGTATTAAACCTAAGACTAAGTAGATACAAGCAGCTGCTTTAGGTGATGAGATTAAACCTGGTTTAGGAGATAGAATAGTAGATGCTATCTATAACCCTAATCGTAAATGGGGGGCTGGAGTACAGTGGGGAACTGGTAATAATCAGTGGTATCATATACCTGTTAACCCTAATAATACTCAAACTGCATCAACTACAACTCCTACAAGTGCAGGATTAATTGATGAAGGTAAACCAGAATTACCGTTTACTTGGTATGACGCTCCAACAGTAGAATCTGTGTATGATACAGACTATGATACTGTAGAGTCTCCTAGTGCTACACCTAATGATATTAGTTATAGAGAAACTAGAGCAGACAGACGTAATAAATTATTTGATAAAGTAGGAAGCGCATTGTCAGGGATAGCTTCTTTAACTCCTGTTATGTCTAATCTATTTACTAGTAGACCTGAAACAGTTGATGCAGTGTATAATCCTTATGCTACAAGCATTGCTAATACTATGCGTAGACGTAGGTATGATATTAGTCCTGCTATTGAAGATTTAAATCGTAATAGAGCTACTAGTAATTATAATGCTAGCCAAATTAATACCAATACAGGAGCTAACTTAGCTTATAGATTACAGTCAGCTGTTAATACTGACAGAGCTATAGCTAGTTTAAGATCTCAAGAAAGTAATGTTAATAACCAATACTTAGGTGATTATGCTAATACTATGAATAGTTTAGGACAGCAATGGGTTAATGCTACGAATATGGCTAATGAAGCTAATGCTCAGAATAGAGCTACTGCTAGAAATATACGTAGAGCTGGTTTAAGTCAGTTAAGTCAATGGGCTCAGAATAGAGAGTTAATGCGTAATCAGGAAGCTAGAGATAATGCAATGTTAGCTATGTATGCTCCATTTTTGCAATCTGGTTATACAGCAGATACTATTAGACAGTTTAATAAATGGTTAAGAAAAGGAGGTAACAATGTAGGCTAATAGATATGATAGAGCAGCGGAAGCTCCTATATTAAATACATATGTACCTATTAACTTTGGTGAATTATATAGAATAGGAGCAGCGTAGAAGCAAGCTGTAGATGAGGCTGCACAATAGTTTAATACTTAGTTACAAAAGTTTGGAGAATTTAGATCACCATCTGCAATAGACACATAGAATTACTACAATTTAACTATTAATCGTCAAGATGTACAAGATGCTATTAATCAAATAGTTTCTAATCCAGATGCCTTAAAAGATGCAGGTTTTCGTGCCAATTTACAGTCGATTATTAGTAATACAGATTATGGATCATTGAGTTTGCTTAAAGAAAGTGCTGATAATCTTAGAGCTGGACTTGAAATGAGAGCTAAAATGGAAGCAGAGGGTAGATATAAACGAAGCTGGGATTCTGCAAATATACCTAATTATGATACTTTAGGTAGTAAAAGAGTATTTGATCAAATTACTCCATTACGTTATATGACTGCCGATGAACTAGCTAATCCTTACTTTAGTAATCTTAAACCTAGTTCAATAGGGTCTGTATGGAAAGATGGAGTCAAATACAATAGAGTAGGCATTACTTATGATACATTGTACGATATTGCAGATGCTAAGTTTAATGATTTAATTAGTACGCCTTAGGGTCAACAGTATTATAGAGAAGCATTAGACGCTTCTGGAGGTAATACTGAATTAGCTAGATAGAGATTCGTAGGAATGATAGCTGACTCACAGAGAGATAGAATTGTGAATCAAGATACTGTAGATCCATATTGGTTAGCTATGGCTAAACAAAGTAACAGGGGCAGTAATGAAGAAGTAATAAGACCTAATCCTACTAGATTAGATTTCTTAAACGATAGCATTACTAGAAATACTATGTCTGGTATAGGTAATAAATTTAATAGTTATAGAGATTATATATCTAGTTTGATCACTAAATATCCAAATAGTAAAATTGCAGATGATGCGCGTAAAGGTCTGCGTAATATAGATAGAATGCAGAACGAATATGGATCCATGGTGTAGGCAGCTAACGAGTACAGTGCTAGATATAGACAAACAGGTAATGATGAAGATTATGTAACAGCAGTAGCTGCTAGCAACAGAGCTCAGCAGCTATAGAGTTAGATGGTTGGTTTAGCTAGTAAACATGTAGTAAGGGATGAATTTTAGAGGGTAGCTGGTTTCTCTCCATTGACCAGTCAAGATAGTAATGAGTTTAATACTAAATCTTATTTAAAAGGAGTAAATTCTGCACTTAACAAAGTAAGCGCTCCTGTTGGTCTACTCGATAAAGACGACTTGTTAACAGGTGTTGGAGCATTGTCTACAGAAATACAAGATAGTGATGGGATTAAGCATTAGGGTTATCAATTTAATACTACAGAAGGATTCTTATTACCAGAAACAGTATTTAGTATGATTGCTGGTAATGAAGGACCTGGTAGAAAAGCTCGTAGAGATGCCGGTATAGGAAGAGACACTAGTTTTCCATTTAGAGAATTAGTAGAAAGTGGTCAATTAAGTGGAGTTCAATTTATACCAAATAATAAAGTAGTAAAGACTGGACCTGGAAGTATGGCTTTATCTGGCAAACTTAGAATACCTAAGGAAAGAATTGAAGAATCATTAGGAACAGGTATGTGGGTAAATCATCCTGTGTGGTTTAATGAAATGGCTTCTAGTTACTCTATGCCATTTGGTAGATAGACTACTAGCGGAGCTCTCAAACAACAATTTGGCGCTTCTAAAGTAACTGAAAAAGATGGAGTTGAATACTATGAAGTAGATGCTTATAGAACATTACCAAATTCATATACATCCTCAGAATATTGGCAAAGAGTAAATCAAAGATGGCAAGGCGGATCTTCTAGCGGTATTGGAGGATCTTCTCAAGCTAAAGATGAATACCAGACATCAGCACAACAATTATTAGGTAGATAAATATGGCAAAGAAAAAGAAAGTATACGATACATCGTTAATAGACAGTATTAGACAAAGAACGGCAATGTATGATGCTATGATAGCTCCTCAAATTAATACTGAAGAGTATATGCATCGTATGGCTAATCCAGATGCTAATTATGAAGAAGCACCTGACAATTATGGTTTTACAGATTGGGCTTCTAATGCATTCTATGATTGGAATTTAACAAAAGCACAAACTGAAAGAGACGCTAAGTTAGGAGAGTATATAATGGCTGATTAGGATTATAATACCTTAATCAGCCTAAAAGATTATATAAACTCTAGTAAAGCAGTAATAGAATTATCTAGACAGTTAAGCCAAGATCCTACGAATGAACAGTTAAAATAGCAGTTATAGGTAGCATCTTTAATGCAAGTTAATAATAAATCTGCATATGATACTGCTATATCTGGTAAATTCAATAACAATTATCTTAATAGTTATATTACAGGTAGTCTTAAACAAGGCAATCTAGATAACACATTAATAGAAATAGACAAAGAAATCAATCCTATTACTAGACCTGACGGTAGTATGTAGGATGATAATATCTACAATAAGAGAATAGTCTCTCTCAGAGATGCTGAAATACAATCCGATAAGGCTAAACGTTTCGATGAAAAATTAACTTCACAGTACTATAGAAAAAATAAAGAGAAGTCTGGTATGGATTTTTCCGATATAGATACATGGTTATTTAAATTACCTGGTCTATTAGGTTCTAGTGCCGCCTCTGTAGGGTCTTCTATATTAGGTACTTTATCTGCCTACTACGCAGCTAGTGCTGGAAACCCATTAGTGGCTGGAGCTGCAGCTTTAGTATCTATAGGTTCTAATTTATATAGTAGAGATCAAGAATCTAAATCTGAAGTATTTTAGAACTACAAGCAATCCGTAAAGAATTCAGCTAAGAAATTAGGAGTAGATGAAGACGTATTAGCTGATGCTAAAATCAAAATGGCGCAACAAGGCTATAGTACAGAACAAATTAATGATGATGAATATGTATATGATCGTATACTTTCTGGAGATATCAAGATAAACAATAGAAAGTTTAATAAAGCTATGTTAGATAATAGAGAAGGTTTAAGATCTTTATATATAGATAATATGGCTTTATCAATTAGTGACGTAGCTCAACAAGCAATTGAAGTAGTGCCTATAGGTTCTATGGCTAAAAAAGTAAAAGGTTTAAAAACTTTAGCTGAAAAAGGTGCAAAATTAAGAAAAGGTTTACAAGAACAATTATCTAATCGAATAGATGATATAACTTCATTCGGTTTAGATAATGTTGGTAGATTACCTATGAGAACTAAACGTAGAGCTATTACTGATTTAGGTGGTCGTATATTAGTATCTGGTATACTAGAAGGAGCTGAAGAAGGTGTTCAGTACATTAAGGGATAGAGATATATAGACAATAATTTTGATGCTGATCCAAATCTAGTAAAGAGTTTTATACGTAACATTGGTACTGGAGCTCGTGCTGTATTTGCAGCTATTACTCCGTGGGATCCTGTGTATTCAAATGATTAGGAATTCATGGAAAACTTTAAAGGCGGTGCATTGTTGGGAGGTTTAATGACTACTGTATACGGTGCTCCATCTGCAGCAATACAAATAAATAATCAATTACCTACTGACCAATTTGTATCTGCTTTGTATGCAGAATAGATGGATGCTAAAGATAGAGTTAGAAAGAATGCTATGTATAGTAGTTTCATTAGAACTGGTAAATATGATAACCTTATGAGTTCTTTTGATGAAGCTGAAAATATAGTATCTAGAACAGAAGGATTAGATATACAGGACATATATAACGAGAGAAAGAGAGCAGAACTCATTAGAAATATGTACACTTCTCCTGTTACTATGAGCCAAGCAGTGAAAGCAGGTATAGATCCTAGAACAGAAGAATATGATGTATTTGTAGCATTAAAAGAACACCACGAAGCTCTACTTACTGAAGCTAGTAACAACAGAGCTAATATAACATCGGAAGTAGATCAGTTGATGTATAGTCCTGAAATGTCATAGTACATATCTTCCATTAAACCAGATGTAACTTCTGATCAAGAAGTAGCTATTCGTAATCTAATTAGATTAAAATCTTAGACTGAATTATATGATCAACTCATAACTGACTTTACTAATAACGGTAATAAACTATCAGAACTAGAAAAAAATACTGGTATACGTACCTCTAAGTCTGATGTTATTAAATTTAAGCATTTATTAAATAAAGATAAACAATAGATAGATGCTGTTTATCAATAGTTGCGTAAAGAAGCAGAAGATTTAGGTATTACAGAGGAACAATTAAATGTTCCTAACCTTCATCAAACTCTTAAAGACTTACAAGAAAAAGAAATTATAGCAAATCTTGACTTTGAAAGAGCTAAGACTGAGAGAGATGCGATGAATAGTCCTAAAGGAGCAATAGCAAAAATCAATAAGTGGCTAGATGTAGAAGATCAGGAAGATACTTTTGTATAGGAGTTGGATGATTTATACTCTGGAAAGAAGCAAGAGGATGAAGTAATAGATAGTGAAGAAATAACTCCAGAACCTGTAGAGGTTACAACAACACCTGAAGTTACCAATCCTGAACCTACCATTGCTGCAGAAAGTAAAGCGTAGGATACTGCTGAAGATGTAGCAACTGAACCAGAAGATATAACAGAGGCAAGATAGAACGCTAGTGCAATACGTAATAAATACTTTGAACAAGAAAGGAACTCTAAAGGAGATGTTGTTCTTGTACCTAGTACTAAATACAAAGCTGGTAAATCGTATGCTGATGCAGGTCAAGCTATGAAAGATATTTATTCTTACCTATATCCAAATAGGTAGAATTATCAGGAGTATAGTGCATCTAAGTTTATGGAGAATTCTGAAGATGGATTAAAGAATCTATGGGAAGATATGAGAGATACTAGAATGTAGTTAGAAGAAGAGCTGTATACTAATGGTAATTCTAGTAAAGCTAATAGACTAGCAGATACTCTTAACTCTCAAGTTGAATTGTCAAAGTTTATTATTTAGAGTCACAGTAAAATAGCGCAACGTATAAAAGATTAGGCTCCTGCTAGACTTGAAGAAATGAAGCAAGCTAGATAGGAGGAGCAATAGGCTGCAGAAAAGTTAGAGGAAATAAAATCAGAAGAAAGATAGAAAGTAGTAAAGCAGAATGACGATACTCCTACTAAGAGTGCAGATGCTATTCCAGAAGTACCTACTACTCCTACACAAGAACAGCCAACTCAAGCAGAATTACCAACATTAGCTAGTATAATGGGTGATTGGCTAGGAGCAGAAGCAGCTAGTAGTTTGCAACAGTCACAGCAGCCTCAGCAGGAATAGATGCCAGTAGAATAGCCCACTACTGTAAATACATAGGAATTAACATATGATAAAGATGAAGACCCATATTCTCATGAAATCAATTACAGATTAAGGGAAGGTTCTAGAGATGCTAATGGTAATTACATTAGAATATCTAAGAGATATCAAGGAATGGAAGACTACCTTAATGATGATGATTTATCGTTAGTAAGTAGTAAACCTGACTTTATACCTGAAGTAATGAACAACGGGGTTCACTTTGAAGTACACGATTATACTAATAAAGACGGAAAAGTAGAACCTGCTATTTATGCTATATTTGATTACAAAGGTAAAAAATACGTCGGAGCTATTAAAACTGTTGAAGGTGGTCTTAGAGGTAGATATAGCCCGTTTAATAGGCTACCGTTTGAAAAATAGACTAAGATTGTAGATAATCTGGTCAGATTGAGAAATAAGATTATAGAACTGTATGAACAAACTAAAAAGAATCCAAACCTTGAGGTAGTTCCTACAGCTCTTAGAGCTACTACTGGAAGATTTAGAAATGAAAAAAATCCAGATAACAGCCCTAAGAATAGAAGCTTACTAGATTCAGCATGGTTAACTATAAAAGATCCATTTGAGATAACCCCAGATAATACGTAGATAGGTATAACTACTGGTCCTATAAACAATGAAGTAATAAGATTAAGAAACACTATATTATCTGTAAAAGGCGGTAGTCTTGGTCAACCTATGTGGGTATTAAAAGTTCCTAGATTAGATGGCGAATACGATACTAAATTAGTTAAATTAAACTATTAGACATTTGCAGATAAACCTCAAATAGCGGATCTGATATTAGATTTAGTTACTAGTAACGATCAATTCTATACCGACGCCAAAGGAGTTAAGACTAATCTTAGACCCATTGACATATTAGACTTTATAGTAAACTTTGGTCCTCATACAGCTGTAAATCCTAATGACACTAGATTTACTCCACAATAGATTCAAGCTAAACAAAGAAAGCAATTCTTTGTGGATGATAATGGTAATTTAGTAATAGGTAATACTAGCTACAGTATAAGTGATCTTGTTAGTCAACCAGATATTAGACAACAAGCTAAAAATTATATAATGTCTAATTTCCATTGGAACATAGATGAACAAGCTCTTAATACTTATTACTTAGGAGGTGATTTGCAATCACAAGTAACAGATCCTAGATTTAAGTCAGTTGCTGCATTCTTAAAGAATAGTAATGTAGATAAGCTTACTATTATTCCTGGATTAATAGAATTAGACTAGAGTGAATTTGGTATAATTGCAGGAAGTAATGGTCGTAAGACTATTGATAGTAAACATCCTAATGGTATGAGTACTTTAGGATGGTATATTAAACAAGGTATATTACTTACTGACATAGCTGATGAGTTATGGGATTCTAATATATATGTTGATGATGTAATGTTGGCAGATAAAACCGCTGAAAAGATATAGTAGCAGGCTCAACAAAAGGTAGAGAAAGAATACGAAGATCCTATTAAAACTAAAGTATTTACTTTACCAGATGAAAGTGGTAAATAGACTTCTGTGAATATGGCAGATATATTTGCTATATTAGATGGGAAGAAACGAGGCCCCAATATGGAAGTAGAAGTACAGGAAGACGGTGCTTTATGGGTGAATGAGAGAATGGATCCAGAGCAAGCTAAAGAATGGCTAAGTTCTACTTTTGGAACATCTCCTCAGATTATTCCTACTATAATAGATGTTACAGAAGCTGGTACAGCTGTAGTAGGTAGAGTAATAGAAGATTCTGTATTAATTAGTAATTTTGCTCCTGTAGGTACAGAATATCATGAGGCATGGCATAGAGTTTCTTTACTCTTGATAGATAATAAAAGAAGAGAAAGAATCTATAATAGGATGAGAAAGAAGAATCCTGAAATGACAGACTCTCAAATAGAAGAAACTTTAGCGGACCAATTTAGAGATTTCATGTTAAATGAAGCTGGAAATTATGCTTTTGATACTAAGAATTGGTTTAGAAGGATTTTAGATTTTATTAAGCTGTGGGCTAGGACTGGTCAATACGCATTAGCTAAGATATATTCCGATATTAATAGAGGCAAGTTCTATGGAATTAAGCCTAACGAAGAGAATGTAAATAGATTTAGACAAATATACGGTACATCTGGTCCTAATCTAGAAGTAGCTGGTTATGAGTTAAAAACAATTACTCAATACAATCAATTTGATAATATAATCAAGTCTCTCACATATGCATTCTTTAGAGTAAATGGACAAACTACAGTGCCTAATATTGAATATTCAGCATTGGCTGAGGATAATCAACAATTTGAAAGGCTTAAGCTTATTATAGAAGCGCAAGCTAGAACTTATCCTTCTCCTGTAATGGATGAAATTCTTGAGAAATATGAGACTGTGTTTATGCCAACTATAGCTACTAGATTAAAACAACTGGGTGTTAGAGCTATAGATCGTAATGAGGATGAAACTATAAGCGATATAGAAGAGGGAGCAGAAAGAGTTAATATAGGGCAGCATACAGTAGAAGGTATGAATATATCCATTAAGGATAATGCTCCTGCAGAGGTTAAATTCTTCTTCCAAACTATACCTCTATATGAGATTAGCCCTGATGGTTCTATGTCCATGAAGATAGATCCTATTACTCATTTTGCTAATTTTGTTGATGCTAAAACTGCATGGGACAATATACTTAAAGATTTGTCCGGGTGTCGCACTATAGCTAATATAGTTGATAAAGTAGCTACTTACGCTCAAAATGGTAGTGCTTTTCATTCTGCTTTATTATTTAAACTTAACAGACTGATTAAAGATTCTAATCAGAAAGAAGATTTAGTTAAGGCTGCTGATGCTGAAGCAATGCTTACTAAGATAGAAACTGTAGTAACTTGTGACATAAATAATTATGTCACAGCTAAAGTAAGTAAAGATCCAGAAACAGGATTCATTAAACATGAACTTACCGATAATACAGTTGATGTTAAAGCTGCTACTTATCCTAAAGTATGGTCTCAAGCATTATTTACTAATGCTGGATTGTTTAAATACGATAAAGAAGGTAAAGTGATAGCAGAAGAAGGGTCTAAAAAGGCTTTAGATACTGTAATTAAGAACTTTAATAGTGTTATTACTGCATTTAGAAATAATAAAGGCATACTTAAGATAGGAGATAGAAATATTGATTTACATGAAATATCTAACTAGAAAATGCTTAAGAAGTATTTAGTTAACATGTTTAATGTAATAGGTATCGGCATTGATGTACCTACTATAGATAAAATGTTATTATCCGGTAGATACGGTAATCCTAAATCAGATGCATTTACCCTTATTAGTGAGTTCTCTAGTTCAACTGTTAATTTCGGTGGTATTCCAAAAATAGTAAGTGTACTTGAGGCAATTAAAAATGCTATAAATAGCGATAGTACTATTAAAGAAATTAAAGTGAATGAAGTAACTGTTGATCCTACATAGGTATGGAATAATATAGGTTACGTTAAAGAGTTAGCTAATTATTATGCATTTACACATGCTACAGATAATAGTTTGAGTAGCTATGGTCCTGATGGTAATTCTTATTATATGGTATCATAGAACAATTTTGCCAAGGATAGACTTAATGAAATAGTATCAGATCCTACTGTATTCTAGGAATTAGAATCTGTAGTTTATAATGAGCATTCTATTATATTGCAAGCAGTTAGAGGAGGTAATAGAAATCTATCAATGGAAACCTTTATTAACTTTAAGGATACTACTACTGGAGATAAGGGTAGAGATTACCACGGTATCACTGATAGAGAAGACTATATAGCTAAAATGACAGCTGTATTTAATAATAGAATAATATTCCCTACAGTAGCAGATAAGAAAACTTATCATTTCATTAAGGGAATAACATTGCCGCATGAACCTATTAGATTCAATAATAACAATGGTCAAACTTTTGTTCAGTATGGTGAGCAAGTTATGGACTATCTATTAGGTTACTGCTACGATGAATTAAACCAAATAGAGTTGTGCTTAAGACAGATAGATGATGATCCTAATCATTATAATCCAGCAACAGGATTACATTATAATGATGATGGTACTATAAATAATGATTGGATTGAGCCATCTAGACGTATTAAAAACTTCCATACTCCTAATAAATATGATTATAAAGATAAAGATGGAGTTAAGCACACTGTAACTTTGGAAGGTAATGGAGCTAGATTCTTATTCTTAACCGGTATATATACTAATAAAGGTTTTGTTAACTTTAATGACCCTACCAAATCAGCTAAAGAATGTTTACAATTAGCTAAAGACTATTTCTTTAATACTTCTCCAGAAACACAAAAGGCTTTCTTAGCTGGAGTGATTAATCGTAGAGTAAAGAAAGAATTAGAATATGCTAGAGATCTTGGTTTAATTACTATGAATGATCAAGGTAATATATGGAGTATACGTAATGTATTACTTGATGATAATGTAGTAACAGAAAGATCAGCTAGGTATTAGAGTGTGGATAGTGCTAATGCGGAAGCATATGCAGTATTTGATATGATATCTGACTATGTGATGAATAGTATAATATCTATTCAGGAAGTAGAAAAGCTATTTAGTGGTTCACCTGCATATTACAAAGTGAAGTACGATAGAGAGGGTATAACAGACGTATCTATTGACAAAATCAAACGTTTAGGTTCTTTGACATCAACTGGTTTGAATAATAGATTAGACTTCTTTAATGATCCAATGCGTGATGAATATGTAGTTACAGAGCTTAAAGATCACGAAATCATGGATAAACAGTACCATGAGTATGAAGGTTTGTTCTATAGGGCAAATATAAAAGAAACTATATAGGAAATGTTAGGAGAAGAAGCTTGGAATGAGGTAAAAGATCTTAGCATACGTGATATAGAAAATACCTACCCTGAAGAAACTAAAATTGCTAAACAAGCAGCTAAAGTAGCTGTAGCTGGTTATAAGAAAGGAGTTAATGTAGCTGATGCTGCTGTATATATAAGTCCTAATATGACTAGAGATTTACTTAGGATGCGTGGTGTATGGAATGCTGACATTAAACGAGCATTTGAAGTATTGACTAATCCTGATACTGCAGATAAATGGGAATCTGATCCTAAGTTATATGCAGAAGCTAACAAAGTTATATTAAATGCTATGAAGTATATAGCATTCGGTACCAGATTTAGAAACGGATTAGGTATACCTTACTTTAATAAGATGGCTTTATTCCCGTTATTTAAATCTGTAGCTACTGGAGATATTAAAGCTTTATATGACAGAATGGTAGATCCTAATGATCCTATTGATATGGCTATGTTTGATTCTGCAGTTAAAGCTGGTTCAGAATCTCCTACAGCATACTATAGAAAGGCTAAAGATAGTGAAATAGAACTTAAAGACGGTTAGACTGTATTATCCGCTTCTATAGTAGACTGGGCAGAAAGTGGATAGGGTAATACTATTACTGATTTGAGTAAACTCGTAACATATAGGCAGAAGTTTAAATATATCAGACAGCAGTTAGAGACTAATCCTCATACTCATCCGGAACAGATGGCTGGTACATAGTTCTTAAAAGTAAACTTATCTAATTTACGTAAGGATGATTTCTATGGTCCAGACGGTTCTCAAGTAACAGGTAGAGAAATCAATGATACAGTAATGGGAGCATTGAATACTTTATCTAACATGGGTAGATAGGACATAGTAGATGAATTATTTGTAGACGGTAATATAAATGTTACAGCGTTAGGTAATATGTTAGAGCGTGACGCTAGAGAATCTGACGCTAATGATAATGTATTATCTGGTCTTAAAACTAAGAATAATGCATTTGTAATACCTTTGTCTGCTTTATCTGATAATAAATGGTTAGAAAGTAGATTTATATCTATGATTAATAAACTAGTTATTGATGTTCATATGCCGGGTGGAGCTTTCATCCAAAGATCTGCATTTGGACTCGAAGCCACTAGCTAGAATGTTATTACAGAAGATATGATCAATGATGGAAAACCATTACTCATGATTAATGATAAGGATGGTTCTATGGACTCTGTAGTAAGTATAAATCTATTTAAACATATGATACCTAACTACAGTAAAATGACATTTAAACAAGCTAGAAAGTGGTTATTAGATCATAATATTATAGGATAGAGTGCAGATGCTACAGGAATTGGTTATCGTATTCCTACACAGTCTATTGCATCAATATCCGCATTAAGATTCGTAGATGTATTCCCTGAAATTATGGGTGATACTATCATGCTACCTGAAGGATTTACTAAGCTTACTGGTTCTGACTTTGATATTGATAAACTGTATGTAGCTAGATACTCTTTCAATAAGAATGGAGGTATTATAACTCATGGTGATGCTTTAACTAGAGAAGATGTAGCTAACGCTTATAAGAATGACATTATTAAAATGTATATCAAAATTCTTCTTACTAAAGATAATTCAGCTATGTTAAAAGGTTCTATTGACGATGCTACTGATACAGTTAAAGGGATACTTAAAGATATTGAAGGTACTAGTTCATATCATCCAGAACCATTTGAAGTATATACTCCCAGATACCAAGAAGATAGAAAGGCAGAATATACAGGAGGTAAAGCTGGTATTGGTCCATTTGCATTGAATAATGCTCACCATATCCTTACTTAGTTAGTAGGTATCAGAATGTAGAGCGATGGTTTCACAGGAACTTTAGAGATAGGAGATGTTGGACGAATATATGACTATCCTACAAAAGGTAATCCTAAAGGAGGCCGTATATTAGACTGGTTATCTGCTATGATTAATGCATTCGTAGATATAGCTAAAGACCCTTATATTGTTAAGCTTAATGTTAATGCTTGGACATATAATATGGTGTCATTCTTATTACGTACAGGTAAAGGTGCTCAAACATTCTATTTTATCAGACAACCTATCTTAGTAGAGATGGCTAATGAAGTACTTAAGACTAAAGGTAAATATGGTATTGATAGAACTAAGACTCCCTCTCAACTTGAGAAAGAAGCTATTGAAAAAGTATTAGATAAATACGACCCTACTAAAAAGTTACGTAAAAAGTATGAATACATAAATAGAAAGAACAAAACTAAAGCTTCAGAATATCAAGATTTATTTAGAACCTATATTAACGATGAAGGAGAAGTAACATCAAGAACAAGATAGTTATTAAAGATCAACCCAGAAGATTCTAAAAACTTTAATGAGGAACAAGTAAGAATATACTACGCTTGGTTAGCTCTTAAACCTTATGCAGACGATTTAGCTAATCTTGTTAAATTCTCAAAGATTGATACTAAGAAGACTGGTAAAACTTTTGCTGAGCAAGATATATATTATAAAGGTATGCTGGATATGGAAGAAAATAGTAAATTCGCTGAAGGTGAAGTTACTAGATTTTTCAACGAAACATTCATTCGCACAAAAACAGAAAATAGTATACCTTTAGGTTCATCTATATTCAGAAACTTATTACTACGTAATACTGATCAATTTGCTAATCAAAAACACATAGCTTTATCCTTAGTAGGTAGAGCTACCAACGCCGATTCTAAATTACTTAGTGCAGTAATAAATGGAATGGAAGCTTAGATAAAGAGTCAATTCTTTAATCAATATATTAAGGATAACAATATAGATCTAAATACTATGTTCCAAGGACGTAATTCTATACCTAATAGACTGTATAGATTTAAGTAGGAAGTACTAAAGGGTAATCCTAGATTAAGTCATTTACTAAATAATGATGGTACTATAGCTAATGATTTTGTTAACTACTTAATTCCTAACATTAATAAAAATGGTTTAGACTTTATTGATAGATCAGAATAGTTAAATGCAGATTAGGCGCAAGCAAATAATCTTATCAACTATTGGAGGTAGTTATTAGATGATCCCGAACCTTCAGTTAAGAGATTGTTCAGAGATTTAGCAGTATATTCTTTCTACACATCTGGAGATAATACAGTGATGAATGCGTTCTTCCAATATCTACCTAATAGTGAAAGAATAAGTATGGGTTATACTCAATTCGTTCAAGGTAAATTAGATCAAATGGTTAACAATGCAGATAAATCTTATAATGACATTGAGGATTTATTCTTGAATAATTGGTAGAATGATAAGCTTGTAAGACCTGTAGACATGTATGGCGGTAAATATCAAGCTCCATTAAGATCTGTAAGCCTTAATAAAGATGCAGCTATGCCAAATATTATATTTGGATAGAGAACTGATATGTAGGCTGCTGTTATTAAACCATTAAACTGGGTAACAATAGATAATATAAAATACCCAATATTCCCTCCTTATGTTAAGATAAAAGACAGTTTAGGTTTTGAACCTGCTAATTGGCATGTATATAGATTGATAGGTTATATTGACAAACCAGAAAGAACATGGTAGGGGAAGCTTACTGGCAGAACTCTATACACTCCTATATATGGTCTGATATCTAAAAAGGGTTATAGTTACAAGGGTCATACTATTATAGAATATGGTTTATCGACTCAATTTGAATTCAATAAGGAAAATGAATGGGATTATTTTGAAGCTTTGAATAATCTTGATGCATTATCTGATATGACTGATGAAGTAGAAAGAACTTACTTTGAACAAGATAAAGCGTATATGCATCATATTGGAGAATTACCATCATATTCTGGTATGAACTATGCTATAGCTGAACAGGACAGAATATTTGAGTACGAACAAGATGAAGTCGATGATAGTGTTGAAGGTGTAGTACTTGAAGAAGCAGATGAGAACGATACTGAAAACGCTGTTACTACAGATTTTAATGAAGTATCTCCTAAAATATTCGATTTAATTAATAGGTTAGGTATAAAGAATATCTTAACTGACTAGAGTTAGCTTATTACAGATACCACTGTAGCACAATTTGATTCTGATAACAATAATATATTATTGCGAAATGATTATTAGTCTTATGTTAATAAGATGGGAATGTCTCTGAACGATATACTACTTCACGAATATATACACGTTATCACTTCTTATGTGATGGATAATGCAGACGAAATGTCTACTGACGTTTAGACTGCAGTTAAAACGATAAAAGCTATATATAAGACATTGTTAGAAAAGGAGAAATCTAACTATATGGCGTTTAACGGAAGTATAATGCCGTATAGCAACGATTACTACGGACTTACATCTATATATGAGATGATTGCTGAGTTAGCTAATCCGAAATTCAGAAAGATACTAGATAAACATAAACTGTCAGATCGATTGATAACTAGTCTTCATACACTTGTTAATAATTTTGACGCAACGATTTATAATAAATGGAATAAGGCTAGAACCGCTCAAAGATGGTTTCGTGGTAATACTGATAGAGTGTCAATTAATGAATTTGTAGGCAAGTAGTTAATGGGTCAAATAGACCAACAATTAACCGATAAACCTGACGGAGAGATTGCAGAACTCACTATTAACATCCCGGAACATCTTGCGAGCTAGATATATGACCAACTTGGTGGATAGAGTGCTAAAAATAAACCGTTTACGCTTGCGTTTGATAATGGTGTTATTATGATGGCAAGGTTAACGGGTTTGAAACCTAGTGATAAGAAGTTTAAAGGTTTATATAAAGAACTTGATTCTTATAATATGACTATCGAAACGCATCCAACGTTAATAGCATTACAAGAGTATGAAAAGGCTGGAAAGCAGTATAAACCATTGAGTTTGAATACTTAGCAATAGCTAGTGTTTGTCAATCATTCTGGAGGTGCTATAGGTTCAGATACTATGTGGGGTGAAATAGGAGAAGAATATGGAGTAGTATCTAATCACTATTATCACGGAGCCAAAACTCCTAATGGTAATATAGAGATAACTGAAGAACAGTTTGAAAGAGGCAAATAGCATGTATATAAAGCAAATGAAACACTTCATAGAAGACCTGACAAATATATGAATTTATTAGCTCGCAATTGGATATAGGTTGAAAATTCTGATGCTGTTTTTGCGATAGGTCAACTAAAGAATAATGTAGTTGACGGAGGTACTGGCTGGGCAGTATAGATGGCTATAGATGTTAATAAGCCAGTTTATGTATTTGATCAAGAACGTAATAAGTGGTATACTAATATAGATAAAAATTGGGTTGAAATAGGTACTCCTACACTTACTCCTAATTTTGCTGGTATAGGTACACGTAATATAAATCAAAACGGTATTAAAGCTATTAGAGATGTGTATGAAAATACATTCAGAGAAGATGAAACTAGGATGAGTGCTGTAAATATTTATTACGGTACTAATGAAAATCCTCAGTTAAGCAATTTTGCTATTAGACCGTTTAACTTTAACATAGAACAAGATGATAGAACAACTAGAACAGTTAGATTTAATTCTGTAGAGTAGGGCTTTCATTATATGAAAGCTATAACGGCAGGTAGATATGATATTGCAGAGGATATTCTTAATACAAATGATCCTAAATAGGCTAAATATCTAACGTCTCAGAGAAATTTATCTATGACACAAAATTAGCTTGAATAGTGGAATTCTATATCTAAATCTGTAATGCTAAATCTTATGTTAGACTCTTTTGAACAAAACCCTAGCGCTGCTGATTTATTATTATCTACAGGTAACATTAAGCTAACCCATATGAGAAATGGAATAGAATAGGATAATGGTAGATTTAGCGAAGTTATTACTATGGTTAGAGATATAATTCGTGAGGATATGCCCAATAGTACAAAATCTACTGTAAAGGAACTTACTGGTATAGACTTATTAGCCTTGTATGATCAAGGTAATAAAAGAATATCTGAAGTATTAGATACGTTAGAAGATCTAACAGCTGATGAAAGACAAACCTATCTAAATGAATTTGCATAGTAGATGACAAGAGATAATGTTAATACTCAAGATAAACTTGAGGAAGCATTAAGAAAATTCATTTGTAACTTATAATTCCAGATAATATGTATAAATGTCCAAATAAAAATCTTCCAGAATGGAAGGAACTAGAAAGAGTTGTACCAGAAGTTGCATATACTGTCTGGGATTTGAATAATGGTCATGGTATAGATAAGGCTCCAAATGGGGAGCCTTCTATACTGTTTTAGGATTTATTAGATCATTTTGATGGTAATAGAGAAGCTGCTATAAAAGCTAAAGTAATGATATTTTCTACATCATATAAAACATGGTCAAACGGAAAAGATTTAGACGCTAACAAGGAGCCCATCATCTCAGATGTAATATCTTCCCCTAGTGTAACATATAATCCAGAAGACTTTACTCCAATACCTCAAGAAGATATGAGAGTAATCAATGAAGTAACCAAATTATATGAAAAGATACAGAAAGGTTTAAAGGATAGATTAAACTCTATCAAAAGATATACTGTTAAGAATCCTAAAGTATGGAATCAACTATAGACTACAATATAGCAACTAGCTAATTCCGAAACAGAGGAAGGTATATATCAATTCTTATAGCATATTGATGAATCTATAGATGATAGTATTAAATTCTTAAGTAAACCTATAAAGAATATCAGCGCTAAACAGATTAGACAGTTATCTAATGATTATATTGGCTTCTATAAGCCTCTTATGGATGATATAATGTATCTATTTGATACTACTGATATATTCAAAGATAACCCTGATTATAGTTATATAAAAGAACTGTCTGCTACCTTATCACAACAAATAGACAATGTTAATAATAAGTTTATAAATGTACTTAAATCTAAAGGTTATAGCGCATTACAATAGTATCTTACAGAATTAGGTATGCCACAGAATATGATACAAGATACTATTAACTGGCTAGATGATCCTAAACATGATTCTAGTTTGTTCATGGATTGGTTCGGTATGTCTAGTAATAGTAATAATGCTGTACAATAGATTATAGCCAAATTGCTTAATGATGCTAAAAATGCCACAGATAGAGAAACTATGGAAGTCGGTATTAAATTAGTTAAATTAGTAAATGTAGCCAAAGAAAAATATGGTAATGATGTATAGAAGTTATTATATGAAAAATTAGACGATGGTACATACTCTGGTAATAAGGTAGCTCCACTGAATAATGGTCAATTAAAGCGTGACTAGAAATAGTTCATGGATAAATTAGCTGAAAAATTAGGTATATCTAAAGATAATAATAATATGTATGTATTACCACAAAATGAAGATATACAAAAGAAGTGGTTCGATGAATTAACTAAGTGGTATGCAGACAGAGCGCAAAGGAGATACAAAGCTGAATATTATGTTCTTAGAAATAAGATGTTATCTATAAAGACCAGAGATGCTGAAAGAGAAATCCAAAGTATGATAGATGGCATTGCACAATCTATGACTATTAATGGCATATAGTATGAAAACCTACTTACAGAAGCAGAATACAAATAGCTAGAATCTTTGCGTAAACAAAAAAGATTACTATCTAATATATTTAATATAGATGGTAGTGAAAAGACTGGAATAGATAGAATAATAGCAGATGAACTAACCTCCTTTCACGAAGAAGTGAATAAACATATTAAATATGATATAGACAAAGATAAGTACGAAAAGGATTTAGCTAAAGTAATAGAAAGATATGGAGGTGAAACCGCTGAAGTATAGTTATGGAAACAAAGAAATACTGTAACTAGGTATACTCAAGATTTCTATGACAGAATAGCTAATCTAGAATCTGATTCTGCCAATAAAGATCCCGAAAGTACTTATTAGAAACTACGTCAGAGGAGAAGGCAATTACAAAATTTGTATAAGGATCCCCATACTAATAAGATTGACATTTACTCATTAAGTGATGATGAGAAAAGAAGCTTATTATAGTTAGATCAAGATATAGCAAACGCATATACTGCTACTCAAAAAACAGATGGAGCTGATAAATTTTCAAATTTTGCAGAAATAGTAAATACAGAATAGTACTATCGTGATATGGAGCAGGCTAGAAATGCAGGTACGCAAGCATATAATGAATGGTTTAATAATAATCATTATGAGGACGCAAGAGGGTTTATGCATCCAGCTTCGTATTATACAGAACTTAGACCACTACCTGAATTTGCTTAGTAGTATACAGAAATAGTACCATCTAGTAAATATTCTAAAATACTAGAATCTTCAGAGTGGTACAATCCTGAATTTGATGAAAACGGACCTGCTATTTAGCCCAACAAGAAATATTATGATAATAGCAAGGCTTATAATGAAGTAATGAATAAACCAGAAGTAAAGGAATTATATAATGAAATTACTAACATAATGAATGAGGCTATGAGTTTCATATCATTCCTTGCTAATAGTAATGAAAATATGATGCCGCAAATAGAGGCTAGGTTTATGTAGGTATTGAATCGTAAAGATGGAATATTAAATAAGTTAAAATATGCCGTAGAAGATTTTGCTATAACAAAAGAAGATGATTTAGATTTTGTTAAAGAGTTTTCTACTATGCCTAATGGAGATCCTATTAAAGTAATACCTACTAGATTTATTACTCCTTTAGAAGATACAAATAGTATATCTACGGATGCTGTATCTGCTGTAGTACAGTTCTACAATATGGCTGCTAATTATAAAAATATGTCAGCCAAACAAGATGAAGTAGAATTAATGCTCAATTTACTAAAATAGTTATCTATAAGAACCTCTAAAGAATTAAAAGGACCCGGATCTACTAATGTATATAAATAGTCATAGTTGTTAGTAGATAGATTGATGTATGGTAGAAATAAAACTCCTATTGAGGGTAACATGTTAGGTTATGATATTAACTTTGGTAAAGCTTTAGATATTGTTAGAGGGTTTGTTACTAAAGTAAACCTATCTGGTAACTTATGGTCTATAGGTACCTCTTTCTTTACAGATGCTACTTATACTACTTTAGAAGCTAAGATGGGTAGATATTTTGATTTAGAAGATTTAAATTTTGCTAAATCTGAATTTGCTAGAGAACTGCCTAATATGATGTAGAATATAGGTAATCCTAATCCTAAGGGTAGGTTGCCTTATTTACTTATGCTTAATTAGGTAGTAAAAGATAACAAAGAGTTATTTGATAGATTAGACTAGAGTTAGGTATTACGTTCTATTAATCAAAATTTCTGGTTTGCTGGATATATATAGTCAGATTACACTGTTAAAAGTCATACTTTATTAAGTATCTATCATAATTATCGTCTAGTTGATAATGAAGGTTTTATGTCAAAACAATAGTATATAGATAAATTCTACCCTAACGATAGAAAGAAGGGTGCAGTAGAATTTAAATAGCTTACTACTACGTTATATGATGCGTACATAGAACTTCCAAATGGAGATGTAGTAGTAGACGATAAATATAAATCTTTAATTACAGATAGACTGTTAAATGATGTACGGAATAGAATTGAAATTATAAGTAGACGAATAGATGGTACTATCCGAGAAGTTGATAAAGCTGCTGTACATGCCAATGCGATGGCTTCATACTTAGTATTACATCGTAACTTTATGATTTCTGCATTACACGATAGATTCAAACCTAAACAGTATAATTTAGATTTACAAACTATAGAGGAGGGTTACTATAGATCTACAGGTAGATTTTTAAAGAATGTAATTGCTAATAGACATTTTGCTATTAAATAGTTATTAGCTGATTATAATAATATGCAAGAGTATGAACAATATGCAGTCAGAAGGGTATTAAATGAACTAGTTCTTATAGCTGCATCTACTGTTGTAGCGCTTACTATAGCTAGTATAGTTGATGGTGATGATGATTATGATACTTGGTTAACACAATCAATAACTTATTTAGCTATGCGTTCAGCATTTGAGTTCCGTACTATGTATAATCCTTTTGAATTTATGGCTTTAATTAAATCTCCAACAGCAGCTTTCAATTGGTTTGATAATATTAGTAGTTTCATAAACTTGATTAATCCTGCTTCATATATTGGAGATAGAACTCCATTTACTATCATAGATAGAGGAGTATATAAAGGTATGCCTGTAATACTTAAAAATATCATTAAAGTAACACCATTTAAGAGCGTTATAGAAGCTCAAGATCCTAAATCAAAACGTAATTACCTACAGAATCAATTAATGAACTTCTAAAGTTTCTATATCAATTCTCAATTAGTCTAAATACTCTAATAAAAAGATAAGCCTACTGACTATTAAATCAGTAGGCTTTTTAGTTATGAAGACTCACCAATATCTTCATAACTATAATAGTCTTCTTCTGGTAATTCTGCTTCTATAGGGTCACCAAATCTATACCAGCTATAGAATAACCTTTTTTCTAATTCTGGCACTTTTATACCTTGCCAGAATCTATTAATCTCTAGCATGGCATCTAGAGTGAAAGGTTTACCATTATTACGAAGACGCTTAATATCTTTATTATACTTAGGATTACTCAAACAATAAACAGTATAATGTCTTTTGTTAATAGTTATATAACGTTTATTGTAGTAAGAGTCTAACCTAGATAATTTACAGTGTGTTTCAAGAGACTCAATAGTATTTACACTACTATCATAAACAAGAAAGACCTTTTCTTCTAAAAAAGGTCTATTTTTATCAGATGTAAAAGCATTTATAAATCCACTTTCTACAGTTAAATCTCTCCACGTAATATTATCATCACATAATGGGACTATATAAATACTTACATCATTCAAGTTCTTCAGTACCATCTTCTTCATAATATTTACGAGTATGGTCCCAATTGCCTGTCTGATAATGATATGATAATTCTGTTAAAGTTCTGATAATAAGGTCTTTACGACTATCTAACTCTAATTCGTTAAACATATTAAATACTCTCACTTCATTACTACTATTTGTTTGAATAGCAATAATATATGCTTCACAATCATAATCTGAAATATCAATTCCTTGATCTTTCATGTACCAACTAATTGCAAGCAAGTAATAAGTTATTTGTCTATAATAATCAAATTCTTCTACAGAATGTTTAAAATTATAGACATCACTAGTTGTCTTTAAGTCAATCAAAGTAATCTTCTTATTTATATGATCAAATATGCATCTGTCAAGTAGAGACTTACAAGGTGCAATCCAATCATCAATAGGTAGCTCCCAATTAATATGAAACTCATTGTGAGATTCTACTCCAGGAGTATCTTCTAGTAATTCTTTCGCTTTCTTATGATTATCAATATTGTTCTTAATATTTTTAAGCATATTCAAATCAGCAAAAGATATTACTTTTTTGTTTTGTTTCTTTTGTAAATATTCAATGTAATCATTAAATTTCTTTACTAAATTTGTTGCTTCTAAGAGTTTATTTTGATCTATTTTAGTATTATTATAAGCACTATTATATGCTTCTAATAATATTGAATTTTCATCATCTAATGGTTTAATTAGCTTAAGATCTGTATAACGTTCGCAGAAGTCTTTTTGTTGCTTTACTTTAGGTACTTCATAGTCAAGAATTATATAATCGTTCCAAAATTCTTCTGGTTGAAGTATATATTCATGTATCATAGTACCTCTTTCAAGCTGAGGAAGTTTTAATCCTTCCTCTTTTCCATCTATCATATCACGATAGAAACGTGGCCCTTTCTTTAGGAACCAACCAATAGCAGAATTGGAAATACGCGTGTTATCAGAATAATATTCACAATCAATAATCATTCTTACTTAATTCTATAGTTACTATTTTAGGTCTTTCTCTTTCAAGATAACTGTCAGTTAGTATACTACAATTATATTGATTTAAATGACCATATGATATACCATCATGCCAATGCCCAAAGAAATGATGCTTATATTTACCAAAACAATAATGTTCAAGCTTTTCATTATAATTAGGATTTTCATGAGTAATTAGTATATCACAGTTTTGTATCTTTTCATATGGACATATATACTCATCATATTCATTCTGAATATCTTCAAATGCCCACGTTTGCCAATGTATAGGAGCTATCCAAGGAGTTCCATAAAAGGTTACTCCTTCATATTCATATAACTCATCAACAAGAAATACTACTTTATCATTAGTTAAAGTTGATATCTTAGTCTTAAAATCTTGCCAACTCAAATCCTTTACAATATCATTAATAAGATTTTCTATATAAATATCATGATTTCCTGGAACTACAATTACCTTTTTACACGGTAATTTGTCTACCCAATTGACAAAAGTAATAGACCAGAATTTATCTGATTCTTCGTTACTTCTCTGAGCAAGTAAATTTACTATATCACCTGCTATACATAATATATCACATTCTGGTATATTAATTAAATGACCATGTATATCACTTATTGCGCAGATTTTCATGGTATAAAGTTTTAGTTAATTTATATATAATTATACTATAAAATAGTATCATTTCTTTAGTTTTTTTATTAACTCATCTACCTCCTTTTGATTGTGAACTATATAAAAGCTTATATTAGGTTCAAAATTATATAGATAGTAATTAAATAGTTTCTCACGTAAAGGCCATGTATCTGTTCTGTAACCTTTACACTCAATAATAAACCCATTACCTACAAAGTCAGGTAAATAGGTCATTGGGCGAAATTTCTTTTCGTTAAAAGTAAAAGCTGGAAGAAGCGTATATCTATGCATTTCATATTCTGCATCTATATTAGCCTATTTCAGCTTTTTGTATGTGTATGCTTCTAACTTGGATCTAAATAGTATGCCATCTACTTCTATCTTAGTGGCATTCTTTACTTTCTTGTTCTATACGCTTTTCATTAACGTATTTCTTTTTAAATGATTTATATAATTCTTCAATACGATCTTCACACATACTTTGTAATATTGGTGGTAAATTAGTGTAAAACCGTATTGAACCAAATTTCTCTTTTAACTGGTATATCCTAAAGTCAGGATAGATTTCAATAATTTCATCTAGTAGCATACTTACTAGAGTATTATAGTTTTCATCTAACCAAAACTCTATACCAGTATAACCTTCCATAATGTAAGGTTCATATTTCTTATTTAATGCTTCAATACTCATTGTTTCCAATCATGAAGCGTTATACAAACTTTTCCTTTTTTATCAGAAAGTTCATTATATCTAGTGAATGATACTTCCTGTAATTCTCTAGCGTTATTGTGATCTCCATTCTCAAAATCTAATTCAATCGGTAAATCACCATGCGTTTCAATCAATTTGTTTAGTATCTTTATCAATTCCGATGCTTTCATATAACCAATCTTTAATAGTTTCAAATCCATTTACTTTAACTGCGTCAGATATATCTTTTGCCTTAAACTTTTTATGTACTAACATTCCTTCTAAGCCTGTTTTAAGGCTCATTTTACGAAGATATTTAACTCCAGCTGTATCTCTATCAAATAAAATAATTATACGTTTAAAACGCTTCTTAAGCTGGTTTAGAGCCTTATCTGGGATAAATGTAGACTCCGATGATGGGCTTATTGCTGGAATACCCATCTCGTATAAACACATGACGTCTTTCATACTCTTTGTAATAATGAGTATATCTCCAGTTTTAGGTAACTGTTTAAACCCCTGAATGTCGTTCTCAGTTAGGTTATTACGCCACTTTGTATATTTATCTGCTAAAGGTCTATATATTTTAAAATTATTGTAAACCTTATAAGCATACATAGGATTGCTATCCTTGTAAATACCCTTTACAATTCCGTTACATAAATAATATTTTATACTACTTACTCCAAATTTCTTTAAAGTAGTAGTAGAAATATTAAACTGAGACCAGTAATTGATATCTGTTAGAGTAAAGTCTTGCCTTACAATACCAATTACTGTCTCGGTTGACGGTATATATTGCTTAGAGCTAACGAGTTTCGTATCATTAGTAATTTTAAGTTTATTAACTATATCATTGAGTATATCTGAATAGTTAGTTAGTCCTGTAAAAAGTGATACGAACTTAATTACATTACCACACTCTCCAGTACCATGGTCCTTAAACATTAACTGTTTAGTTTTTTTACTATAATAACATCCAAAAGAAGGTGTTTTATCCTTTCTTAATGGTGAATTATATATCATACCTACTTTAAAATTACCAATATACGCTGCATATATATCATACTCTGTTACTTTAGATAATATCCAATCTAAAGTAATACTCACATTATCTTTTATTTTTGTTGTATCGTAAATCATATGATATATTTTTTAGTGATAGCTAAGGAATCGAACCTTAATTAACCATTACTATCATGAAAACGTGAGTGCATGCTATTTCTATTCTATGAATTTTGATGCCTCCGTCACACCTTACATTCGGCGTATTACCGTCGATTGCTTCTTATCTCACATAGTGGCATGCTACTCACGTATCGCTATATTATGCCTAGCGTAGGCGGCTTATAGGATTATCTACAAAATTAGAAAGGTAAATCATCACTAGGCTGATCACTTACAGTAGTAGTAAGAGGATTAACCTCCTTATCTTCTTTATCTGCAACAATCGGTTTAGTAAACTGATCAATACCTGTAATTTCTCTAATCATGCTTTCATTCTTACCCTCTTCGTAGAAACCCATAGGAATATTCATAGGTTCAATAGAGGCAAACTTGACATAACTAGGAAGTGTAGTATAACCTTTATCATTATAAACTATCTTTACTTTAAGTAAAATATCTTTATTAGCACTATTAAGCATTGTTACTACCCAGTTAGCAAACTCCTTATAAGAACTGCCACTGAATGCTAATACATTCTTAGGATAGAAACACTTAAGTATACGCATAATGCGAGTTACCTGGTTAGTAGCTTTACTTTGATTCTGTTCTTCAGTATCGCCTTCACGAACAGCTGGTTCCCATTCAGTATGAACAAGACTCTTACCATCTTTTTCAAAAGTAAATTCAATGAACTTCTTCCCTGTAGGAGACTCTGCAAACTTTGCGGATACAAACTTAACATTGTCATGAATACCTGCTTCCAAGTACTTAGTATTATTACTATTATCTGACAACTTTACTTCATTTGCTAATTCTGTACTAAATATCATAATATCTTATTTTTAATTATTCAGGTAAATAAACTTTATTCCAATAAGCAGTAATGTTATTATTTTCATCACTCTCTGCTACTACTATATTCTTTCCTCTTAAATGAGGTGCTCTAGCTTCAATAACAGAATTATCTCCGCCTTCAAATGAGATATGCGTCTCATTCTTCTTTCTATATACATAGCCAACAGCATCTGCTTCACCACATATAATATTTGCTAATGCGCCTACTAAATCAAGAGACATCTCTGCCATTTCTTCGCCATTCTTATTAATCAACTTATCCTTAGTATGACCAATAAGTATAAAGTTATCACATAATCCACGGAACATGTCGATGACTTTTCTTACAGCCTGTCTTATATATAAATAACCAGACCCATTAGGTAATGTTCTTAAATCTGTACCTTCGTACTTTTTACCCATTGGAGTAGCTTTATAAAGCTGTATAGCAAAGCTCATACACATCTCTTCTAGACGTGTAGCATTATCTATAGTAATATATTTATAAGGATATTTACCAGTTTCCTTTTTAATCTCTCTTATTGCATTAGCTATATCACCTAAATCTTTTACAGATCTAGCTTGAACAGCTAATGCCTCTAAGAACTCTGAACCACCTTCTAAATCAATAATTAGGTTGTTATCCAGTGCTGCTACTAAAGTAGTTTTTCCAGCTTTTGGTTTACCGAATAAAATCAAAAATCTAGGATTTTCTACTTTAGCTTTTACTTTCTCTTTTGGTAATACAATCATAAAAGCTTTTATTTTTTTGTATTCCTCTGATAAAGTTCTGATAATTTCTGATAATATGGAATAAGATATTTTAATTAAAACAAACCACGTTTCTTAATATTAATCGTGATATCGATAATAGTTTTCTTTGTCTTCGGTTTTAAATAGTTCAAAGAACCAAATGCAATAGGAATTACTTCATAACCAATCTGTACGAAGTTATCAAAGATTTTAACCGGAGTACCAAACTCATCTTTAAAGTCATAGTCAACATCAAACGGACAATGTTCCTTTGCATAAATATCAAGTGCATTAATAGCCTTGAAGAATTCTGTTTCTAAGTCGAAATTAATTACATTATCTCCCCAACACTTAAACGGACAATTAGCGCATTCCTTCGGCAACCATCCAATATTATGAGTCTTACTTAAACCTAAAGTAATAATATCACCTGCACCAGCATATTCGATGCCATAACTGCAAGAAGGATAATCACTCTTACTTTCTACAGTCATCCAAGGATAAGCGTTAATTACTCGGTCCATTAAAGACTCCTTATATGTTTTTGCACTCTTAGTATTTTTCGGTAATGTAAATGTATATGATTTCATAATTTTCAGCCTTTTTAATTGTTATTACTAAACGAAATCTTCTTTACTGGTTCTTCTTCTCGTATAGTCTCAATTAAATTATTGTATTTAAGGTCATTATCAAACTCAAGTATAGAACATTCACCTGCATCTCTATTCTTTAGAATATGCAAATAAACTTTATCTCTTACTGGTAGACGATTTGGTCCATAACTTTGTATATTGAGTAATTCTGGCCTATGAATACATATAACATAATCTGATGCATGAAAAATAGTATCAGCAGAAGATATATCGCTACGCATTGGATAATGCATAGATGGATTGTTAATTCTTTCAGGATTTTCGATATTACGATTCATCTGTGATAACTGTATTATTGTAGTATCAGGAAACTTCTTTACTCTAATAAACAGTTTCTGTAAATCGGAAATTACTTGTAGTGCACTTTCACGATTTTGCCCTTCAACAAGTAAAGTATGATCAAGTATAATCACAAATTTCTTGCCTTTAGCTTTATTTTCGTAAAAGTAATCAATGGTAGATGCTATATCTGCAACAGTACCCGGTGTATCTACATAATATATCGGATATGATTTTATCTGTTGAGAGGTTTGTTCTACTTCTTCTAATAATGAATTATCTAATTCACTAGTAGAACTATATAGCTGAGCAGTAGTTTGCCTTAACTTACTACTTAATTTTCTACCTACTTGTCTTGAACTTAACATTTCAAACGAAAAATTAAGTACTACTACATCCTGATTAGAATTTAAGTCTATTAAATCACTTTCAAGCGTATTTACAAATGAACTTTTACCACTACCAGATATACCTACAATAGTATATATAGTATTAGGTTCAATACCGCCCATACAGGACTTATTGAACTTACTCCATCTAGTACGTAAAGAAACAATCTCATGATTTTTTCTCTTACGAATATACTCTACTGCTTCATTAGTAGCAGAAGATATATGTCTAAATGTTAGTGTTTTAGTAGATATCTGTTCCATAATTATAATAATCTTGGTTAGAAGTTTCTACTTTCATTTGTTCCTCAATAGTTTCCCACTCATGTTGAGTGAGCCATTTCCACATAGTTTTCATATAACCTATTTTACCTGTACACATACGCTCATCTATTTCGTATTTTAAACAATTCATGATATGTTCATGTATTGCTTTAGATTTGCCTACAATGCGGTTATATTCCTTCCTACATTTGTTCACGTTAGCTCTGAGAAATCCTTTAGTTCCATCAGGTCTCATAACATAAACTGGAAATTGGTCATAAAACATATCAAACATAGCTTTATCTTCTTTAAGAAGTTCTTCTAGTTTCTCTGTTTTACTTATGACTTGAGTATCTCTATCATACTGGATAGAGATTAAACCTTGAGTCTCTAACTCTTGTATTTCTTCTTCATTAACTAGGCTGAGAAGTCTCTGAATGTCTTGATTGATTGTTTTGATATCATTCAATACAAGTGTTAGGAATACTAATTGATTAATAGATAAAGTTGGTATTCTATCTAAGATAGAAGTGTCTATTTCTAAAATCATAGTCTTATATATTATATAAGCTTATGGTTTGTCTGAAATATATCTGATAAGCCTCTGTTAATCCCATAGGCTCAATTGTAACGGTTTCAAATCTCTGATTATTTTATAGGCTTCCATAATGTAATACCTATAATTAATCTTTCTTTCTTCAATTGGTTTATCATCAAACTTATTTAGAAGAGTAACACCAGATGCAGTTAGCATATTTTGATACTGTCTTTCTTTAGCAACATATCTTTGTATACCTATGTATGGTTCATTATATTCAACAATTTCACCATCTTTATAACCTGTCTCTTTCCATTTCCATAAGTAAGCACCATTAGTACTTGCATAGAAACGATTAGTTCTCTGTTGTTCCTCATTCATATACTCAACATGCCATTGTTTACCAGTTTTCTCAGACATTAAAAAATCTCTTATATCCGTACAATTTTTAATTGTATCTTCAACTGATACTCCATCTTTAAAGAAGTTTATTACTGCTTTGGGTATAATTTTTGGAGTTAATCCTTTACCTAATTTTACAGTAGTAATAAACATTCCTTTCTCTTTTACTTTGTTATCTTCAGTAATAGCGAAATAGTCATTAATAGCATATTGATACATTGCTTTAAAACGATCCTCTTCTAAAATAAGTTTAGTAAGCTGTTCCCATTCTCTACAAATACTGTTTACTTTAGAATATATATCTTTCTTTAGTAAGACGAATAAGCCATCAGTATTTGCTTGGACGATTCGGCATCCATTTTGAGTTAATTTTTCAGCTAACATAAGTAATAGCAACTGCCCATTAATTCTAATTTGCATTACTGCAAATGGGCTATAACAGAAATTATGTTCATTCTGTAAGTTACCTGATAAACCATTTAAAGCTAACTTTAAAGTTTCGTTCTTTACTTTATCACCATTGTGTTTAGCCTCAATTCGCTCATCTTTAATTTGCTTATATACTTCTAAAAATTCTTTACCTAAATGTTTAGGATAGAATTCATACTCTATAAGCATACTTGGATATAGTGAAGCTACATCTATATCTATAAGCATTTCATCATCTCTAGGAATAATGATTTCAGGGCTATTCACAGAATGAATACCTCCTACTCCTACAGAATAGCGTAAATTATTAAATACAAACTTGTTCTCGTATCCTTTTCTACCTGGAGATACTATCTGATTTTTCATATCATCTAATACTCTTTGCAGAATAGGGCTATCATATTTAATAAATGGTAATATTACATCTTTCAATGGTATTACACTCATTGGAGACCTTAAATCTTTAATATCCTGCCAAGTTAAACCTGTCTTTTCTAGATATTTCTGAGTTAAAATCTTCATTCCAATGTTTACACCATCTTTACTGAGTACTCTTACTCCATATTCATCTTCAATAGCGATTCGTAAATCAACGTCTTTCTTACATCTATTTAATAATTCTGAAGTAGATTCAATATCATTAATATTATAATCTATCATAGAGTTAAAATCTTCTAACGGAAGAGGTTTAGTCCAATCACATACAAATTCCTGTACATTAGGATATTGCATTGTTACCTGTATTTCCTTTAAACCTACTCTAAGTTTATTAGAATATAACATAGTAAGAATATCAAAAGTATCAAACCATATCTGATACTTCCAATGCTTCCATGCATCTATATTATCCTCACTTGAAGTAGTTATAGTCTTACTTAAGTTAAATATAGAGCTACATATAGTAGGTATATTATATTGCATTAATTTATCTTCATATTCAATTATATAATTGATTATAGGATTATCATAATGCAAATTATTATAACCACAGAATATAACATTTGCTGGAATGTTAATATTTGTAGTATAATAATCTCCCCAAGTAATATATTTATCTACTTGTTTAAAGAATTTAACTAAATCTCTTAGTTGATTTTTCCTCTCTGATATCTCAAATTTATAGATGTCGTTTGTTTCTGTATTCTTTACCGAACAATGAAAGATATTTTGAAATACCTCAATATCATATACGTAGACTATCTTTCCTCGTATAATCATATTATAAGTATTTAAAGTTAGATCTCATGGTTGGACTCGAACCAACGCGTTCACACTACATAGTAGCGGCTCTACCACTGAGCTACATGAGAAACCAGTTTAAAACATGGAAATAGAAATATTATGCTGTTTTAAGCATTTGTTTAATTTCTTTTCTGTAAAAAGAACGTTTAATAGCTTTTGCTATTGTATCGTTACTTTTACCCTTGCAACCTCCTACATGTTGCTTTCTGTTTTTACTTCTACCTACGTAGAATGCTAAAAATTTCAAAGGATTCTTTTGAGAATTGCTTTGTTTCTTGTTTAATTTCTGTAAATAAAACTCCTTAGAACTGTTTTCTTTTTTCATAATTTTGATAATTAATTTATTAAACTTATGCTGCTAATAACTTATTACGGCTATAATAAGTTATACTATTATCTCCTTCAATATCCTTTACTGTTACTCCTGTAAATGATGTATCTTTCTTGTACTTCTTAGCTAATTTAGCAGCTTTACTCTTTGCTTCATCTCTAGTAGATGCTTCAAAGTTTCCAGTAGCAAAATCGTATACTTTCATATCATTATCAGAGCATCTTCTTTGTATAGCATATTGGAAATTTCTTTTATTAGGCTTTTCTTTAATAGACAACTCTGCAGCACTAGGAGCTGTCTGTTTACCTTTCTTAGGAGTTAAAGGATTACTACGTACTGACTCATCAAATTTAGCCTGCATAGATTTTCTTGCAAGTTTATCTGCTTTTATCTTCTCTTTGATTTGTTCAGTTGTTAACGTAATAGCTTTAGGTTTAGTGAACATATTGTTCTTAACTATACGCGTAAAATGTTTCTTCTCTTTACGGGTATATCGTATTGTAGGATCATATCCTGCTTTCATAAGAATATTCTTGATTAATTCTTTTTTAGATTGTTTTATAGATTTGTTTTCATTCATAGCGTCTTTTGCTACTTTAGTGGTATATTCAGATTGCTTCTTATTTCCTGCCCACTTTACAAATCCTATTACTTTCCCATTCTCGTCATATTTAATGACTCCAGATGGTCCCGGTTTCTTGCTTACCGTCATTATTTGATAAGCTTTATAGCTTCTACGAAACTTATTCTTGTTACTTCTATGATTCTTTATACCGGTTCTCTTATTTTTCTTTGCTAATATCTTTTTCATAATTTTTGATAATTAAGTTATTTACTTGAAAATCCTTTTACCTTAATAGGATTTTCTTCTATTGTTTCACAATAAAATATAGTAGTAGTATTAGTACCTACGCCTATACTACTTAATTCTCTTTTAGGATGTTCACTAGCCCAGTTTATAAGAACATTAACTCTATTCTCATAAGCTGAACTAGACTCCCAAAATTTCTTTCTTACATAAAGTGCTTTTCTAACTTCTTTCATATTTATGCAGCTAATGATAAAGCTGGAGCTTCAATGTTAAGCTCTGCCTTCTCATTAAAATCTGTAATATCTTTATTGATTTTGTTAATTTCTAATTGTAATTTATTTTTTAGACCTGCAATATAAGCTGAAGTAAGCTCTTCAGTTTTATCTAGGTTCTTCTTTCCTTTAGAACGTTTAAGTTTCGGATCAAGAGTCTTAATCTTACTTAAATGAAACAACTGTTCAGTCTTTTCGCATAAGGTAAAAATATTAAGATAGTTATTGTCTTTAGGTAATTCAGTAAACTTCTTATAACCCATATTAATACACTGCATATACAGTTTTAATAATATACGTTCCTCAGATAGAGCTTCAATCTTCTGAAGTAATGCTTTTAAGTCATAATTACGTTTAGCTTTCTTCGGAATAACATTTTCTTCTTTAATCTTATTCCAATAGAAAGTAATTTCATTAGAAATTTCTTTAATACGACCGATTTTACCTTTATTCTTATCTCCGAGCAAATATATTGATGTAATTGATTTCATATTGATTAATGTTTTTAAATGTTAAATACTCGACCAAACTACATCTACCAGTAGTAGTCCCTATGGGATTCAAACCCATAACTTACACATTAGAAGTGTGTTACTCTATTCAATTGAGTTAAGGGACTGTGTAGTAACAACTGCCCAATTCAGCAGTAATTACTATAAATAGTACCCAATTCAGTACTATGAAATTATGTTGTTTTAAGATAATATCCAAATCAATATTTTCTAAATTTTCTTAACTGGCCGAGTACTATAGGGATAATCCGTCCACCAGTCTTAATTCCAACTATTCCATTAAGCCCTTCAAGGTTAATGTCTTCAACGTTGGTTATACCGTTTTCTCTTGCATATTTTTTGATATTCTCTTGATTGATCCATTTAGAATGTAGTTCCCCATCTGAACAATTCCTCATACAATCAAACAAAATATCAACAATACAATCGAAATCCTTACGTTTCTTTGCCTCATCAATTATACTTTTAGTAATCTCATCAAAGGCATATTCATTTCGAGTCGAATTCGACCCAGTAATTGCATCTGCTATACTAATAGAAGCATCTATAATACTTACCGATTCATAAGTATTAAATAATCTTTGCCACCATAATGGCCCACTTCCGTAAAATAGAAAGACCCGTCCATCTTCTCTAATGCTTACTTTTTTAGGCGTTTCAGTGCGTCCTCCATCCCAAATCTGAATTTTAGACAATATGGCTGGCTCAGAACATATTAGAATTCGCAGAAGTTCTACACGTAATGAAGAAAGTCTGCCGTTCATAAGCTTCTACTATTTTTCTTCAGTAATAGTAGCAGTTACGTGAATTTCAGTTTCCTGATTATCTAAACCGCACTGCCGTAAATACTCAACCTGCATACGCTGATTCATATCCATATAACTACGGACAGTTTCAGCTAACTGCATACACTTACGTGTCATCTCTTCATAGAAGTTCAACACACTCTGGTTGGATAACTTAGTTAAGTCATTCAACATAGGAAGTTCTTCAACTGTAAAGAACATAGGCTTAGAGCCTGGTTTACTCAACCGTTCAATACATTCAATTACATTCTGCCGGGTTGCTTTAGTAAATTCAGGATCGGCAAGCTCAAAAACTAATGATGGATCATTCTTCTTTTCATTCAAGATGATTTTCGGACGTCCATCAACATCCTTCTCAAGTAAACTAACTGACTCAACATCAATAGCCTTGAGAATATAAGCTTTTACTTCCTGACGGAAAGTATTCTTACCTGTAGCTACATCTTCTTTCCACTTAAGGTCAGGAGTCTGTGCTACGATTGTAAATATCTGCTGTCCAAAGAAAGGCCCAAACTTCTGGGCTGTTTGCCGATAGCGAGCTAAAATTTGAGCTGCTAAACCCGGAGTATTAGCTCCATTAATATTATTTTCCATAAAAATGTTCCTTTTTGAGTCCGTACTTGATATACCAATACGAACATAGTTATACAAAAAATTGTTAAAGTCTCTCCACCGTTCGATTATTTAATAGCTATTCAAAATTGGAATAGGTGAACTCAATCACATAATCTACTAAGCACAAAAATAATAAATTGAAAATTTATGAGAAATACTCTGTGAGTTACTTCTGATAATCTCTGCTATTTCTTAGTTTTATCGTCCCGTTTTGACGGTTGAAATTCAACTTATGCGATGTTCAACGCACCTCTCACCGTAAGCGTATAACGCGATTAGATGCGATATAAGCCACTTTATCATCAGTTCCTTAGAACCTACTGAGTATGTCCGGTATTATCGAAATTCGTCAGAATTACGGTTGTTTAATCTAACATTACTAAAATCATAGACTCATTGCTTATAGCATGACCCATCTATACCATTTCCAGGATTTGTTTGTTTATACTGCACGAACATTAGGATTTCCACCTATCATCGTCTCCTTGTTTGCTTATGGAATATTTCATCATAAGTGTACTATTGCCCTTACAGAGACAGTGTAAGAAACAACACAGGTAACTAACGATTCAGCGTTCTCTCACATACAATGTTGCGCATTGTACTTTACGAGTGTCTTAACAGTCAGCAATGTCGGTTGGCAGTCGGGGTGGTGATCTGTCTACTCACACTACTCTTACGAACGGTAGTCTCAGCGTTTACAGTTCCATTGGACTTCCCAATTAGTTAAAAGTTAAACAATTAGAGTTCATTTTGTCATAGCTGACTCTACTCAGCGTAAGTAAAATTGATTCATTAAGCATATCATCATATACTATAATTATTACTAAACTGGTTTTAGGATTCTAACCCTAAAGCATCTTTAATAACTCTATTTACTTCCTTAATCCATAACGATGTTTATTATCCAAAATTCTGGTATGAACTAGTATAATAAACCAAAGGCATTTACATATCTTGAAATGCTTAAGCTCTGCCGTTTTTTACAAGGAGTTTTCTCTGCGTCTCCTAATCTTATTTATTACCACGTAATAACACTTGCTAAAGGTGTCCGCTTCTAAGTTCAGGGTTATAGCGCCCTCATACTCGCATTTTAGACTACTATGTTTTAGTCTCGTCATTTCTCATATATTATACTCATCTACACGACAAAACTCATGAGTCACTTTAGACTTGAAAGACGGTATCAATCTCATATACCTCATCCCTTATACGTAAGTTCTTTTACAGCACACTATTTACGATAATGTACAGGATTGGCTCCTGTTCCACGATAATCAGTCAAGCTTTAACGTTTGCATGTTTAATTCTTGGATCATTGCGTTTCCAGCTTTCATATCCTTACTTTGTATAAGTATGTACCATAACACGGTTATCCTTACATTAGTATTAGTAATTTACTCCCTTCATAAGTATAAGTTCCAATATCCACAATTGCATATTGCATCACAGCTGATGTATACAGAACACTAGAGTTAGCCTGTTTTCCTTTCTGGACGCACAGTAGCGCTTTTGTTAACCGATTTTGGAGACCGGTAATGCGTTATCTGCAATCTCTTTTTTTCCATGAGTTGGCTGCTTGCTTAAGGTGAAACTAACCTTTGCCTTTCAGCTTTACTTACTCTTTCCAAAGAAGTAAGTCAGGAACCGTATTGCCCCTGTTTCGTCATCGTGTTTATATCCCTTTTTGATTCTGCTTTTGATAAACTAATACGGATATATGGATTTCGTTCCACTTGCTTAAGTTTGTAATTCAGTGTGTCTTCTCTTAAATTACGAGTCTTTAGTAACAGTAATCGCCAGTACGGTTCTCATCATGTCGTTACTTAGAGAGGATTATGCACTCTTATCCCCTTTTACCTTCCGTTTTTCAGACGTTTAGGCCTATTATCCTACCTTTTGAGTAATCTCACTGTGTTAGCAGCTAACATATTCTCGGATTCTGTATTGTTTCGGGCCAGTAGAAATGACTACAGCTCCCTGACAGGTGCGACCAGTATTGTTGTATACCTTACCGCATGACTTCCCCGGAGTGATTTACGCTACAGTTTTACTCCTCTCGAACTGTGATATAATTATAGTATTTATTATACGGTTATTATCACTAACTTTTTACCGTAGGGCTGTTATCTTTAGCCTTTATTTCTTGTTTTGGTGTATTGATGCTTATTATTTCACCAGTGGTAAGATTAATAGAGGCTACTACTTTCTTACCTAGACATATGTCGACAAACTTATTTTTTACATCACTACTACTGATGTAGTCTATTGGCTCCATCTTTGAAGCATCAAAACCATCCAAACATTTACAAGCATTACTTACAGACGAACGTAAGTACTGTTCTACATATAAACAATTAGTTATACTACTGTTAGCTTGGTCTCTAATAAAAGTAGACTGAATACCTTCTACTATAAAATATTCAGTCTGAGACTGTATAGAACTTAGTTTAGCTCTTGCTTCTCTCGAGTCCTTAATAATACGTGATAAACGTATCATTTGCTGAAGTATAATTTTATTGTTCATATTTGTCTACTATTGTTAATGGAGTTGCCGGTGATTCGTCATCAGATACCCTACTTATAGCTTTTACTTTTGGATATCCTGTTGAATTCGTCTTTTCTATTACTTTAGTTTTCCACTTAACTACTGGCTTTGGTTCACCAGTAGTCTTTACATTCACTTTTGCGTCTGTTGTTCCTTTCACAGATACTTCTAATGTAGATAAGTCGACTTCGACATTTATCTCATCTACAGACCTCTTCTCCTCTTTTATTACTTTAGGGAAGTTAGGTAACTCCACTATAGAGGGCATAACAGGCTGTGCCTGTATAACTTCTGTAGTTGCGAACATTTGCCTACCAATGAATACACTGACAACAAACATTCCAACTACAGTTAACATTCTATTATTCATTTGATATGATATTTATTAGAATGGCTATTCTTCTAGGATATGAATTTTCAAAAGAAACTTTTTAAACCAGTTTAGTTTTTTTTTTCAGTTCCTTCAGATTGTTCTTCCTTCTTTGGGTATTCGTCTTCCTTTGGAGCTATTAAATCTCCTTGACAATACTCTGCAAGACGATCAGCTGGGTCTCGATACAGATTAATAATCTGACCTACAACCATACGCATCTTATCAAGCGTAGGAGTCTCCTTCTGTTTGTCAAAGTAATTGGTACGAATACTCCCTAGAACTTTACGGGCAACTTCGCGTGCAGCTTCAAGTTCAGTCTTCTTACTGTCCTCTACACCATCAGTAGTAATAGTATAGTCAGCAAATAACTTATCAATGTAGTCATTGCCCAGTAAGCCAGTAATAGCATTAATTGCTTTATCTTCTTCCGGCTTTGCTTCAGGATCATCCTTCAGTTTATAGCGGAAGTTTTCTCCAATTAAAGCACGTAATGCTTCTGCTACTTGTTCTTCACTCCAACCGGCTTTAGACATGTGCGTATGCATGATAGAGTGAGCCATACACGGTGAACCTGTCTGTGAAGTATATAAGTATACAGCGCGACCTAAACCGCGTAAGATAGCTGTAGGTTGGATAATAGAGAATATCTCATTAATCCAATCTGTAACTGTCTTCTCGTCTAATGCAAGCTTCTTATCTGCATCAGTTTCTTTCAGGCCACGATATACACGATACCATTCTACAGTGTTAACTATATTTTCTGCCACATTCTTCTCTTTAGAGATGAGGTAATTAAGGGCAGTTTTCAATTCCTCATCATTAGTAATCTTGTTAGGATCAAGCTCCGGAATTTCTACTTTAGGCTTGCTGTTTGCAAGTTCTGTAGGTACTTCACTTTCTGAGAAGTTAATAGACATTTGCCCATCATTCCCAGGTAGAGCTTTAGCAGGAGCTAGTTTAATACCTAGCATTTCTGCCATACTTTGCAGCGGTAATACTTGGTCTGCAGCTATCTGTAACTGCAATTCGCCACGTTCACCACGGTCGAACAAGTCTTGACGTACATCGACAAGAGCTAACAAAGTAACTACATCAATGCTACGATTGATGTCTGCATATAACTCAGGATATTGCTTCTTGAGTTCTTCATTGTTAGCATAACGCTGTTGCATTACAAATGCTAACATAGCCTTACCATCAACAGATGATTCTCTTGAACCAATAGGTATACCGGCCGTAGGAATTCCTGTGATAAGGTTTGCAGCACGTTCAACAGCTTTCTTTTCAGGGCTGTTCTTACCTGTTGCATCTTCAGGAATGATTGTAGGAATTTTCTCTTCCTTCTTCTTAGGCTTATCCGGACTTTTAGGGGCATCCTTCTTCGCCTGAACCTTAGTTTCTTTAGCTGTAGTAGGAGCTTTCTTTGCATCCTCTACTTTAGCATCTTTCGGCTGGTTATCTACTTGAGGCTTAGTTTCCTCTTTCTTGTTCTCTGTGTTGTTTACTTTAGCTTCAGCTTTTGCTGCTGCTTTTGCTGCTTTCAAGGCTGCCTTTCTTTCAGCCTTACTCATTTCTTTTGCCATTTTGATAATGTTTTAAAGTGTTAAAATAAAAATTATTATTAAGTACAATTAAAAAGATAGGTTAGTTTAAGAGGTTAACTATCATCCTCTATTTCTGGTGAGTCACGTCCATTAGTAAAAGTATTATTTTTAGTTAGTGCATCGAATAATCCTTCATCTTTAACAATGTAACCTGCAACCCCAGTAAGGCGAACGGTAGTACCTTCTGTCACTGTAGCTACTAAGCTTTGCATGCATGTTAAAGCATCATCATTACTCATGGTGCTAACTAAACTAGTAAGAGAAGTAGTTTTATCATTATCTGACTTAACTACTTCCTTACTCAAAATACCTACTAATAGACCAGCCATAATGGCGAAAACAAGTTTCCACCACATTCCTGTACTACGAAATAATCGCGCAAGGATAAATGCTACAGTTAGTAGACCAATAATTGCTGGTGTCATAATTAGTAAATGTTTTTAGTTTAACAATTGTTTTAATTTCTCTCTCGCTTTGTTAAGGCGAGATTTCACTTGAGACTCAGAGAGTTCAAGATGCTCAGCAATCTCTTTGTAAGAGAGATTCTGAACTGTGCGTAGTTCAAGTATATACCTATACTTATAGCGAAGTCTGCTTAGTGCGTCAGATAACTTACTATCTATCTCATGATATATGTACAAATCCTCTGGTGAGCTGTCGGCCGAACTGCTTACCTGTAGACAGTTATTATCATTATCTAATTCATAATCATACTTCTCTTTTTTGGTACGTCGTATATAATCAATACTACTATTTATAGCGATAGTTTTTAACCACATCTCAAATGAAATATGATTAATATAACTAGCTATCTTAAAGAAAGCTTTAGTAAACGTTACAGATACTAAGTCATCTGTTACATCCTTATTGTGTACAATATTATATATAGTATTGTATATAATTCTGTGATAACGATTATAAAGCTGTGTGAAGGCATATTGTTTACCTTCTTTAGCCTGCTTGATCAGATCTAAAAGCTGTTGTCTTTCTTCATCTGTCATAATTACGGGCTTTTATAAAGTTTTGTTTGACACACCATCCTTCCACACTGCTGCTCTACTGTCAGAATTTAATCTAATCTCAGTGTCATGTAGGTCACAGCCCTCAAACTTTTATTAGTACTTATAGAGGCGATCAAACCTCTATAAGCTTAAAATGGCAATTCTAGTATATTCCTACAATAATATTCATACCAATCTTTGTAGAATTTATTATAAGTATCCCATATACATTCCATGAATTCTATTTTCATAGGTCTAGTAAGTATACTAGTAGGAGTATTATTAATTAATCCACATAATATTCTTATACGAACCTTTAGAGTTAAATCTTTATCGACTCCTATCTTTTGTATTATCCTATTATCAAACCAAAATATTAAATATTTTACAGTTTGAACTTTATAAGATTCATGAAATTCTAGTTCTTTTAATTCCCTTTTTTGTATTCTTAAAAAGGTATACCACTCAGGTCGCCAGTTAAATGAACTATATTTAACTCCCCAAGTGGTATATATATGGTTTGTCAAACTATAAATTAACATATTGCTGCTTTACTCTTTTAGCTATTTTCATTAGTACTACATTAATTTGTGCTAATGACCAGCCTGTAGTTTCTAATATATAAGCTTTAGTTGCAGCTACACCTCTCCCATATATTCCAATATCTTCAAGGTATTTATTAGTAAATGTCTTTAACTGTTCATCAGTTATATTAGGCATTTTTGTACCATGTATCGATTGACGATAAGATGGTAATGAACATATTTCCGAGTATTCATACTCTAGAAAAACAAATTTGTCAGGATTTGCTAATACACTCTGAATTTCAATAGAGTCTTCAGGAAGTATAGTGAATTCTCCTTTCTGTACTAGGTCATTAACCAATAGTGCAGAAGTAATTCTCATACAAGGAACTTCTCCAATTATATTAGCAAGAAGTTCAAAGTTTTCACCTACAATTCTGTAGATACCAGGATGATTGAGTCTCATGGTTGATTAATTTCTTTTTTAAAGTTATTTACTATTCCAGATACTTCTGATAAAGTTAACTCTGGATATTTTTGCATCACTTTATTAACTGCATCAATGTCAGATTTAGCTGACCTGAGCAAGTTAATGAACTCTGTTCTTTCATGTTTAGAGTCAAACCAAGCAAAATATCTTACACGCATTGATATTCGTATTCTTTTATTTTACTACTTAATTCATTCCATTTAGTGATATCTATATCAGTAGCGTCTACTAAATGTATTATATCACATTTAGTGTTGAATACTCTTCTAATATAAGATATACCTTCTTTGTAGTGATACTTATTCTTATAAGCACGAGGTACTACATTATGAAGACGAGTTATTAATTCAGTCTTCATTCTCATCTCTGTTGCAGCTTTCTCCCATGATTCTGGAAGATTCTGTCTAATAAAATTCATTAATCCCATTTCAAATTAATTTATTGATTAAACTTAATATTGTAGCATTGAAGGGAATCGAACCCTTCACAGCCCCTACGTCTGATCTAGCCTGATATGCTCCAGCTTTCTACGACATTAGCTTAGCCGTTGGACTCTGTTATCACGCTGCGATACCAGTGTAGTCCATTACATAACTTGTATTGCCAGTTATCTGCATATTGACCTATTCTACTTCACATTGTCGCTGTCAAATTCATTCAGCCCCATATGCGTTTCCTATCATTTTACTTCGAGGGAAACGCTAGCAATAGAAGTCACCTTAGACGTCATAGTGAGTGGAGCTGGAGGGGATCAAACCCTCGTCCAAACGACTGATTCATAGACCTAACAGTCAATGTGGGTATACAACCGACCAAAGTTGTATACCCTATGGTCTTGAGAATGGTTAGTTCTCTTATACTGATCTTGATGATATACGAATGATAGTTAAAGTATTTTTATATACTTTAAACGATTCAAAGATTCATATCATTCAGTCTAACTTGATGTCACGACTAAGGCGTTTCTCTATCTCTAGAGGACAATCTTATTGTCGCGATCTCAGACTTATGATCAGTAGTTCACGGTAGTTCCCCATAACTGATTTAAAAATTCTGTATGAGACCTGTTAATTCAGGTCTTTGTATGCCTCAGGCCCTAGAGTTCAAAAGAACTATTTCCGACTCACATACTATAGCTATTGATTCAAAGATTCTAAGCTTGGAACCTCTTTTATTTTGTTTGTTTTGAGTTAGCGACGATTTACACCGGGTACTAACTCATCGTATGTCCACTGCCAGGAATCCGGGAAGATATCACGCAGTTCTTTTTGAGATTCGTCAATACTCTTACCGATTTCAATAAGGTCTTTATCGTACTGCTTCTTCATCTCGCGAGCTTCTTTATCCCATGCGGACACAGGTTTATTTCCACTCTTGATATCTTCAGCAAGTGCAGATAATTCCTTCAGGTAGGTTTTAATACGTTGGTTTGTACGATTAGAACGGCGAACCTGCAATACCGCAGAGGATACTGTAAATTCACATTTCTGTACAATAGCAACTAACTCATTAGTTAGCTTCTCTTTGCGACGTTCAGCAATCTTCTCAGCTGCCTTGGTAGCAATGTCTTCAGTTACTTTACTAGAGTTAGCGATCACATCTTGGATGTTTTCTCCATTTACCTCTTCTAAGAGGATGTTCATTTTCTTTTCTGCCATTTTGAATACAGTTTAATTGATTTAACAATAAATTTATTTAACACTATAATATAATCTTAATGAAAGAACAATCACTGAAATATCTCTTTTTAGCCTCTATTATAGCTACTGCTATAATGTTTAGTCTTAATTTAATATCTCTGTACTTATTCTTCTTATGAATTTTTAGTGCTGATTCTTTACTACATCTACTAAAGTATGATATAGCTTCTAATCTTTTCTCCTCGTATAGAGTAGGAGTAATAACTATGTTAGTCATATAATATGACATCTTAAGCAGTTTTAAGTGCTTGTCTACGCTCTCGATTTAATCGAATTTTACGTTGACGATAACTTTCTCTTTCACCTGCTTTTATCAGCTTACGATTTTCATAAGCTGTCTCTCGTTTCTTACGATTTATAGATGTAAGAATAAGGTAATTAGTTACTCTTTGATGCTCTTTCTTTAAGTATGCTTCAAGTTTAGCTATTTCCTCTTCAGCCCAGTCAATATATTCTTGTACTGGATTTTTGTTTAATTTTTCTAGCTCTATAAATTCTTTTAGAGCTTTTATACGTTTTGTTTTACTCATATTTTTTTTGATAAATTTAAGTAATGATTAAAAAGAACTGTTCCTGTCTATTTGTACTTCTTATTCAACAGGAGACTCCCTGCCTTCTCCTGACCTACATATAATGTGGTTGACCGTTGTATAGTCCATTGTACTCTTGATTAACAATTTCCATTAGGGTTCTAGTCTTAAACAGTTCTTTAGGTTGACTGAATCCACCATTTTACTAACAATTTAAATTAGTAATATATAGTATTAAGTAGAGGCTCTGGCGGAACCTCTACTTCTTTACTATTCTTTGGTTGCATTCTGAGTTTACACTCATGAGTACATTCACTACACTTGATGTGATTATCAAGTGTAGGACAATTATTATCTATTTCCATGCTTTCTTACGATTATAGGGCTCCATCTTTTTATGTTTTGGCTTCTTTTTAAATTCCTTTGGAGGATCTTCATTATTCTTCTTTGCCATACTAATAAAATTTAAATAGAGGATTAATATCTCGTAATAACTCAGGTAATGCGGATAAACCGTATTCCTTTAGTACCTTACGATGTTCGTAATATGCAGAAGTAGTATTTACTTTAGCAATAATACTTACTGGAACACTAATAACTTCACGATTCTGTTGCACTAAGAACTTACATAGTTCTGAATTCAATAGCTCTCGTGTCTTGAGAGCAGGTGAACCAATAGATGCAATAATCTTCTTACAGAAGTCTTTTACTACTGCAATTTGTGGATTAGCTGGTCTATCTACTGCTATAGCAGATGGAGTTAAACATTTAGCTATTAAAGCGTTTGTTACATCTATATCTGATAGGATATGGATGTTTACAGATTCAGTATTTATATGTTTCTCTATATAGGAGGCTAATAGTGATGCAAAAATATCATCATCTTTTATAACTCCTTCAAATGTAATAATAATTGCTTTCATATTTTGCTTTTGATAAGTTATTTACTAGGAATACTGATAGATACTTCTATTTCATATTCCTCTAATTCTTCAAATAGTTTATCAGTATTTAATTTACTGATAATTTCAATAGGCGGATTAACTCCTACTCTTTTACCTGGTACTGTTCTACATAGCTTTTTAGCTCGTTCTAATGATATACCAAGTACTTTAGTAGTAGCTAATAGATTTGCAAGATAGTGGTCGTTACTGAACTTTATCTCAGTTAACTTACGACCTTCTTTTACTTTATTGACTACCATTCTTCTTCCTCTGAAATTAAGTTCTCAAATTCAGTGAAGAAATTATCTGGATCGTTGCAGAGAATTCTTGTATTATCTGTTTCTATTACTACAACTTCTCCGAGTTTACTGGTATTGCCGCATGTTATACTGTCAATTGCATCAATGTGAATAACACAAGGTTTTGTTTCTTCAGTATCTGTAAAACATTGTTCTACAAATAAAAAATTTCCAATCTTTTTCATGTTTCTAAAAAATTTAAATTGTTAATAATGACGCCTGGGCACTCAGGATTTAATTAAGTTAGTGCCAACATAGTTTATAGCATTTGTTATAAGACAAAGATAAACGACTACAATCGTTACTTACTATGACTCTCACTATAGTTTTAACTCATAAGCAGAAATAGCTGTCAAACTAAATCTTATTGGAGTACATGGTTTTAACGTCCGCACGATCATATATACCATTTATTCTATCAATCCCGTTTTTTACAGTTGCGCAATTAACCTGTATAAATGAGGATAAACGATAACCTTGCTGTATATACTTACGCCCCACATGCTTGTCATTTTCTGAGGACGTATACTCTATCTTCACAGACTGAGTATACTAGACTCTAATATTCATTTAAAACAGAAAGAAGGTTTGGTTTTAATTTTGAATAGAGTCATTTACAATCGTTGATATAACATGAGTTTGTATAGAGTCATCAAGATATTTTTGAGCTCTTGCTCCAGATAGTACTGTGTTATACGTTGATGTGTTTGATTCATATATGTAAATCATGTCTTTTATAGACAATGATGTACCATGCTGCATCAAAATATCAATTAATACTACCTTTGGCATGGCTAAAAATACACTATCAACTCTTCTATCTTCTCTCATCTGCTCTCTCATGTCGAGAATATCCTGTATTGTTGTTACAGGCTCCTCAATAATAACTTGAGGATCTTCTTGTACTTCTTCTTGGTTCACACCATTTAAGAAATTAGCAATGTTTTCACGTTCTGCGTAAATTATTGCTCCAAACATGCCTATTAAGGCAATGATTGCTACTATTACCCAAACTGTTCTTCTTGGCGGTTCAGGTCTCGCCATCAATTCATTTTCCATTTTGATAATGTTTTAAAATTAGTAATTAATCTCCCCAAAACCAATCTTGGAGTAGTTCTTTAAAGTTTTCTATTATGTAGTTTCCATCTTCTCTTTCTTTTATTTTCAGAGACGTCCCGACATAAGCATAGGAATAGTCCAACCCATAGTAAGAATTCAAATAGAACAAACCCGCAGATTTATTATATCCATCTTCTCTATATAACCAAGAATAGATGTAATAATAATCAAACTTGGGTTCCCAAGGTTTGTTATTGTTACTAATAAAGTTAAGAGCAGCTGTAATTGTACTAAGCTGTTCATACAGATTTAAATGCTTATCCTTATAAGTTCTAGGCTTTCTACCTATTACTTTACAAGCATCTTTGTAAGTTTTAATTTCTTCTCTTTTCATACTTTTATTAATTAAAGTGTTACTTTATAGTATCTCCAACAAAATATACGTGATGATATAGATAGTACTTTACATATACAGTACTATTTTGGTTTGTAATAGGATTACGTAATGTGAACTTATATTCTTCATCATTAGTAATACTTCTCTCTTTGTTAACTAATATATAATTCTTATATTTCATTTGTAAATCTACAAAATTATATACAGTCTTAGATTTCTCGTATTCCTTTATAACTAGATTACCAATAATGTATGTTATTATTGCTACTATTAGTATTCTACTAATTCTATTAAGTTCATAATGTTTAATGATTTTTACCATAAATTGATTTTAATGTTAATTACTAATGTACCCAGAGCGGGAGTCGAACCCGCACGGTCATAATGACCATCAGAGTTTAAGTCTGACTTGTCTACCTATTTCAACATCTGGGCAAAGGTAGCTGTTAGTTTTCGTAGGTAAAACTGGAAGATTTTTTAGACCTACTACTTAACACACTCGCCACGAGAAGGCCAGCCTTGAGTGCAATCAATATATCTATATTCACATATAAATATATTGACAACAGTACGCCTACTGTTATGCTTAATTAATCAATCTGTGAATTAAGAATGAAACAATGATTAAATAAACAAATGGCTCATACTATAAATCTAAGGACGGACAAACTTGGCTACATCATTAATATGATATAGCTGTTCCTGATTTTAACGTCTGCACTAATACCATCATAAAGTCCAGCTAAGCTAATATAAAAGCTGCTGTAAGTTCTTTTGATAGATATAAGCCCCACAAAGTTGACACTGATTCTCACAGTATAGATGCAGTAATATTTACTGCATTAACTTTTTAATGAAGAACCTTAGTATAATATAGTTACACTATAAGGTTCTAATTTTTTTGTAATTTCATCTATCTCTGTTCGCGTAATAGTCCTAGGTAGTGTATTAAACTTTCCTATGCAACTATCTACATATTCTTTAGTTTGGTTAAGACTACTGAGTCTTCCTTACGCCCCAATTTAGGTACGTCTGTACAAGGAATAGGTGTTTCAATAAGAATAGATAGTATGTTATTAAACTGTTCCTCCGAACATACTTTAGAAACTGCACCTAATAGACTGTTTGTAGATAATATCTCATCTTCAATAAGATTATCTAATACATACTGCTGAATACAAGTTATTTTCTTCATAATTTGATATTATTTATTGATTATTTCTTTCTCAATATTACAATTTCCTCAAGTTTACATATAAGAAGTAGAAAATGATGAACTAATAGCATTAGTAATGGAAGTGGCCATCCAACTATAATTAATAGAGATACTAATATGTCTGCTACTGTTAGCACTTCATATTTTTTATAGCCGTATCTTAAATAAACTATCATACTATATATGCCTAATATTATGTAAAATGTAGCTAATATTACTTTTGTTTCCATATAATTGATTTATTTGTTAGTTAATGCAATAAAAATAATAGAACAAGCGCATTAAAACTATGCTATTCTCTTGTTCTAATTAGTGGTTACGCGCCAAATGCGGCACCTTGTTGTTGAGCTGGGCCTTGTACAAACTGTGGTTGAGCTTGTTGAGGCTGAGCTTGCTGTTGCGGTTGTTGGTTAGGATTAACTGTGTTGATAGTTTGTCCTCCAATCGTTTCTTGCTGTTGAGGTTGCTCTGCTGCTAATGCACGAGTGTCGTTAGCTGGAATACAGTAATTACTGAATGCTGCTCTTCCGACTTCTTCAGGAGTGCTTCCTTTCATCCATTGCTTTTCTCCACGGCTGTCATAGTAATACTGGCAGAATACAACTAATTCTGTGTATATTACTGGAACTCCTCCTTGTTTTACAATGTCTCCTGCCATAATAGCTGGTGTGCCTTTAGCTGGATTTGCTGGATGTGCAGACAAGTGCTTCTTGTAAAATGGTTGTGGTGATTTCCAAGACACGTAGCAACCTTCAATAGTTTGGAACATCTCAGGTATGGCTTGGTCTGTTTGACCAATGCCTCCATGTTGCATGCTTAGTAGTGGCTCAAATATGGCTACTACTGGCTTTTGAAAACTTGTGTAGGTTTGCGTTCCTTCCCAAGGGCAATCAAGATTGATTAATTGGGAATACAAGTATTTGTTACCTGCATTTTGAACATTTCTGTTGATTTCTCCAACGGGTATGCCTTTTTCATCATACTTTTGACCTACTACTCTTAATACTGGATTTAATAATTGAAACTTTGCCATGATAATATGTTTTTTGGTGAATAATCTATAAGGGCTATATATTACTTGGTGAAGTAATGTAATAAAAATGGGAGGGTAAGAAAGGGTAATAGGACTTGAGACATCTAAGTACATGCTCTATCCTAAAACTTCATTTATTACCTACTAACATAAGTAGAACTTTCTTATTCCTCCCGATTCTTGGCAGGCGCAGCTGAATGGGGTTCGTGCGCAGCCGGTGTAAGTACTCAATACCAGATACTGAATACTGGATACTGAATAAAAGTAGGGAGTACACTACTCCCCGCTATAACCATTTAGAGTGGCTTAGAGTTTGTTAACCATGTTTATTAGCCATATAAACAATAGCATAATAGCACCTATTAATATGCTAGTGATGCCTACCATTAGTAGCATACCAAATAGCTGAATGTGGTTAGGAAACACTGAGGATAAACCTAACATCTGTACGGCAAATCCTTGAACAACTCCGATGGCTATACAAAGTAAGCCACCTGTGATGAGTCTTTTACTCACCTCTTTAACTTTAGTTAACATAAGTTAAATATTTAAATGGTTAATAAATATGTGCGTTGAACAGTCGCACCCCTGTTAAGTCTACTCGATGCCGTCCATATCGAGTTCTGTTTTAGCAATCTGATAATGTTTATCAGGGTAATTCTTATGCAACGCTATTGTATATTGCGCAGCTAATTCTTTACTCTTAAAAACTTCTTTGATTTTAGGACCGATGCAGGTTAATTCAATTACGTAATACATGATATATTTGTTTTAAGTTAATAATGCAATTCTATTAAGATGAGTATGAATTGTAACTGTTACTAAGAGATAGCCAGATTAAACTCTGGCTATTCTTGTGTAACACTTGTAGTGGTTAGCAACAGCATATGCAAGCTTAATAGCCTCATCAATGTCACTCAATAGCTTTGTGCCTTGCCTAACAGCACCGTTCTTGTAGGCATCTATCCTGTATTTCATAATGTTGATATTAGTGAAAGTTCCTGTCTTTCCAGGATGCCAGAGATTCCTCACTGTATCTCACACAGGACATCCGATGTCAAGCCCACTCTTTTCTTTAAAGAGGATTATGTGGTATTCCTCCAATAAATGACAGCAGTAAATGAATTGGTTTCGTAACAAAGGATGATGAGCTTATGCTCATCAATCCTCGCTAAACCAAGAGTCTACGTAATCTAAATCATCATTAGTAGGCTCAAAAATGCAATCTGACAATGTTTCCATAATGCTGTAAATTTAATGGCGGGGGGTGTTCCCGCAACAATCGGCAGCCGGGGGTGAATTGGAATAGTACTTTATGCACACGTAGGAGTATTCTATATTTTTTAATCTCAAAAATTTTTTATAAAATATTTTTATATTTTATTTTCAAAATATGTTTAATTTATGTTAAATATCTGTAATTATTCTTAATATTTACGTTATTAGTAATATGAATATAGAATACGAAATAATAGGTAATACTATTCCATTTGATAAATCTGCAGAAATGTATAATAGATCTACGTATATAGGTCCTGCAGATGACGGATGGTCTGAAATAGTAAAAGTAGACGATCAGTACTATATGGTACAACAAGGACTACAAGAATATGAAGGGCATGTATATATGTGCCAAGTAAAAATAACAGCTATAGAAATTTTAAACTAATATGAAATTAATAGAATCCAGTGTACAGATTATTGAGGAGAAAGATCCTTATAAGATGATAGAACTAGCAGGTAGAACTTGTTATAAGTCTGAAGATAAGATAACAGAGAATAGTGCCAAAGAGTTTGTAGATCGTATGATTAAGCTTGGTCATGGGGCTATGTTGGAGCATGGTACTATTTATTTAAAGATAGATAAAACAGAAGACGGACATCTTCCACCAGCTAGACTATATTGGTCAGATGGTAATCACAAGAAATATACTAGAGTTCGTAAACATGGAAATTCAATATACGTGACAACCAATCTACGAGTAATAGTAGAAAATAATAGATTGGACGATTTACAATACCAAGTAGAACCTACAGAGCATCATGAAAAGCGTATTACGGCTAAATTCATATGTGATAGAGGAGTAAGTCATGAATTTGTTAGACATAGAGTATTTAGCTTTGCACAGGAGAGTACTAGGTATTGTGGTTATAGTAAGGATAAGTTTGGAAATGATATTACTTATATTATACCTAGTTGGTTAGACTTACCTGAAGGAAAATACTCAAATTGGGATAATGATTGGTGTGATGTATCCGAACTTAAACTACTTTATCCTGAAGTAGATAATCTAAGTGACCCTGCTAACTGCTTCCTACAGTCTATAAAAAATGCTGAATATTACTATTTTATGCTTATAAATAGAGGTTGGAAACCGCAACAAGCTAGACAAGTACTACCTAATGCAACTAAGACAGAATTAGTAATGACAGGCTTTGAATCAGATTGGGAGCATTTCTTTGAATTACGTTGTAGTGGTGCAGCTCATCCAGATGCTAAGAAGTTAGCTGATGAGTTAAAATCGTTAATGAATGTTAAAAACATTGAACTTAATAGCGTTAAATAACTATAAATAATGTTAATAAATGTTAAAGAAATAGTAACTAAGACAGTATATTAGACGTTATATGGGGAGTAAGAGGGGTAAAGTAATAATAGTGTCTAGTTAAGTAAAGTGATATAATATTAATTACTCCTACTTTAGATAATTACAAATATAATTACTATGAAACAGAAACAAGTTAGAGAAGTAGCTTACTTAGGTAAGAAAGTATATTTTGGTAATAAACCTTATACTTTAGTAGAGAATGAAGTAAAAGGTATGTGTCAAGGATGTGATTTATACAATTGTTATTGCCCTTCTAGGATTACTTCATTATGTACTCAAGGATTTATACTTAAAAGAGATAAGCAATGAATAAAATTACAATAAGTGATATTGACAATAGTATAGATGATATTTATAATACTCAGATAAATATAACTAATGTAAAGCTGTATATAGATTCTGCTATTATAACAGACCTATTTAATGATATTCCTAATACTTTAGTATTAAAGTATAAAACTTGTTTAAATAATGAAGCTACTATAATAGGTATAGATAGTAACATATTAAAGAATTTTGGTGATAAACAGGTCTATATATCTTATGAAAGAGGGGAAGAAAAATGATTACCAAGACGGTAAGCTACGTTGGGATTTATTACCTTTAGAAGAGATTGAAGACATAGTAAAGCTTTATACTGCTGGTTCTATTAAGTATGGCGATAATAATTGGCAGAATTTAGACAATGGTTACCAACGTTATAAAGCAGCTATGTTAAGACACTTACTTGAATATGAAAAGGGTAATAAAGTTGATGATGAAACTAAAGTAAACCACTTAGCAGCTGTAGCTTGGAATGCAATAGCTATGCTTTACTTAGATAAACACGGAAAAGGAAAGGACTATGACATTAAATGATTAGGAATTAGCAAAGATAGTAAGAGATAGAATACCAGTAACAATAGACAATAAATAGTTTATAGTAGAGTCTAATCCAATAGGTAGTTGTGATGGCTGTTATTTTTTAAATAAAAACTGTCCTACTTTAGCTAGACGTTATTGTTGTTCTAATGGCGGAAATATATTAATATTAGAGAAACAAAATAAGAAATAATACGTTATTTGAGTATTAAATATAGAATATTATGGAAGATAAGGTACTAGAAACAGTAGTAAATGGAATTAAGTATACTATGTTGAAGGATGTGTTAGTTAAGCCTTTGGAACCAGTTATGGTTACTAAAGAGATAACAGAGCAGATTCCTACAGGTGAAGTTGATGAAGATGGTTTCAATAAGTATGATACACAAACTGAAACTAAGGAGGTAGAGTCTGAATATTCAACAGGTATAGTATTGAAGATTCCTACATGCTTAACAGAATGTGAATATAAAGTAGGAGATACTATTGTTTATAATAAAAAGTTTGCTAAGGACTTTGATTTGTTTAAGGATAGTCAATTAGTCAAACCATATGATATAATTGCTATATCAAATACAATTTAAATTTGCTTAACTCATTGTTAGAATGAACCCTGGCGTTAGTCAGGGTTTTTTATTATCTATATAACAAGTGTTAATAAATGTTAACAGATTTTAACATTTATTTAATCTACCGTTTATAGATACATAAACATTTAAAATAAATATTATGAGCTACAAAGTAATTAAGGAATTTGGTTCTGCTAAGAAAGGTGATGTATTAGCAGAAGATGAAACAGGTTTAGTGTCATTTAACGTTAGTGAAGATAATTATACTAGAATGATGTCTTTAGATTATGATACTGCAGATTACTTATGTGAAGAAGGTTATCTTTTAAGTATTGATGATGAAAGTAAGTATAATGTAGATGCTACTTTAGAGCTCATTGATGACTTACTTAAGAAATACGAAAGTAACTTAAAAGAGACTAATGAAAAAGCAAATAAAGGCGAAATACAGCCTTGTGTTAAGTTAGAAGCTGAGACAGTATATTATAACTTAAATAAGGTTTTAAATAAAATTAAGGATACGTTAACAAATGAATAAATTGGTAAAAAGCGTAAGCAAAGCCGATTTAAATACAGAATTCTTAAAGAGCCTTAATGGTATACTTGATCTTACTGATAGGGAGCTAGAGTTACTAGCTACATTTATAGCAATAGATATTAACACTCCTAAGCTCCCTAACATAAGTAAGAATGTAATATCTACTGAAAATAGAAAATATATTAGGAAAGTATTAGGTATTACTCCTGATAATCTTAGTAGATATATAGCTAGATTTAAGAAGCAAGGCATATTAGTTAAAGGTAAGATTGAAGATGAAGTTGTAGTGAATAAGGCGCTTATACCTGAAATAATCGGCGATAGAGTACAAATTACTATAATATTAAGAGTAAATAAGGATGAAGATTAAAACAACAATAGTAAGACCTGGCACTATATTATGTTGGAAAGAATATAACATATTTACCAGATTATGGAATAAATTAAAGAAAAAGGATTTGCCTTATAATAAGTTTGAGATCATTCCTATTAATGTAGAGCTACTTACGATAGATGAGTATAATTTTATTGCGTATACTCCTATACGCAAGTACAGTAAACAGGAGATACACAAACTACAATCTGTTTATGATATAAATGATAGAAATTGGGAAGATATCAAAGCTATAATCAATATAGTAAGGCCTAATACATTTAATGATTCTTCTACTTTAGAAGAATGTAAATATTACAAAAAGATAGATTTAAATGAGGAATCAAGTGAGTATATATACTGAGCTAAGTAATAAGTATAACATACCATATCCTATTATAGAAGTAATATGTAACAGCCCGTTCAGATTTACTAATAGTATCATCTCTAACTTAGATCCTAAACCAGTTAGATTCTCTTACTTAGGTAAATTCAAATTAAAGAAAAGATATGAAAAAGAAACCGTATGATGTTTATAGTCCTAAGATATACCCTAGACTATTATTTGTAAGTACTAATATTGAGGATTTAGATAAATATTTTATATTTCTTGATGTATATGGTAACAACGATGGAAGCGAATATAATAAATTACTACAAGAAATAGATAAATATGATGGTGGAATGGTTACTTGTAAAGTAATACGTAAGAGTGATAATAAATACGGAGTAATAGTGATAGCTGTTGCTAATGCAGAAGATATTACTCCAGACATGATTCCTCATGAGGCAGTACACGTTGCGGATTACTTTTGTGAACAATTAGGCTTATATACACAAGACTTTAAAGATGGCAATGAAGCGTATGCCTACTTAGTAGGATGGGCTGCAGGAAATATAAGTAATACTATCTGTAATGAGTTAAAAAACAAAGAATATGACAATTGAAGAAAGTAAAATGATGTGGAAATTAGAAGTGGAAAACAATAAACCACTCTATGGTTCATTTAGTAAGGAAATGAAGCGCCTATATAACAAAGTAGATGAATTAATTAATGAAGGCGTAATTACTTATGAAGATTTCACAAATGATGTAATTGACAGTATTACTACTACTATAGTAGATAATGGGAAGAGTAATGCAGAACCTAGTAGAGCCGATCAGGTAAATGCAATGTGTGACATGCTATTTAAGAAGTATGAAGAATATAAAAAAGTAGAGCATACAGGAGGAGATAGAGAAGTTTTAGCAGATAATACAGAATTATCAAATAAAACCAGATTATGTGAATCCGAATGTACCGATGGGACGTGCTAAGGAAATTATAGCGAGATTATAGAAAGAATATTATTTAGGTTATTTAATTGATTGATTATTATGGTTAAGTATATTTGTTCAGTAGATAGAGGCACCGTTGTTAGTTACGATAAAGAAGTAGAAAATGTTAGCTTACTAAATCATTTTTATGTAGACTATACGTGGTATATTCCTGAAGATGGAGAGTGGATCTATACAAAGAAAGATGGTTCTAAAGAGAGAAGGAGTGTTACTAAAGGCACTATGGTAATAAAATTGTATCTTATAGATAAAGAAAGTGATGCAGAGTACATCTTTATTGAAAATGATGAAGTAAAGAATCACTATAACAGATTGCTAGAAAAGGGGCAAGAAGAAAAAAAGAAATCTACTTCTTGTGATATTTATTGTGATTGTGCTTGTGAAACTGTAAAGTGTGATTGCTAATATGGATAAATTATTGATAGATCAATACGGTAATGCTATTTTATATAAAGTAGATACTAATAGCATTAAAAATGTATCTGATAACTTTGAATGTAGAACTATGTATGTTGCATAGTAGGATGGTCAAGTAATAACAGAAGAGGAAGTAATAGACTATAAATTAGGGGATATTGTACTTATACTAAGTAAATATGATTCTATAAGTAATAAGTGGACGCTAAAACCAATAGTCTGTTCTGATGCCTTTGCTAAAGACGATCTTATAAGATGGAGTAAAGAAGATAATAAACAAGTTCTTACGAATGAAACTATTTGATCTTATTGGAGGTAAAGTAAAAATACACCCAGATGCTATAGGCATCCCATGCTTTAGAAGAGTGTGGGATGCAGATAAACCTGATAAGGAGCATGCTACTAAAGTAATAAGTTACATTGTACTTATGAATAAATGGGATAGCCCTTATGTACAAAGTATGGATGAAGACAGTAGAGAACTTAAACTGAAAAAGGAAATATTCGATGATGAGAATTACAAATTGACGGCAGAAGAATTGATTTGTGAAGATGAATATAAAACCTTACTTAATACTAGAGCTCTACAAATGTTAAACAATATGCGTCTAAAGTTAGATAGTGTGAGTAAGTACTATAAAGAGTCATTAGACGATACTTTAGATGAAAAGAAGATTAAGGACTTATTAGCTGGCATGACTTCCGTTGGTGGAGTACTTAAGAGTATTGATTCACTAGAAACAATGGTTAAAGCTGAAGAATTAGCTATAGGTAAAGTTAAAGGAGATGCTAAAGTAAATCCGTATGAGTTGGCGAAATAATACATTAAAATATAACTAAATATTAACAACACGTTATAGTGTATAAATAAAAATATTATGAATAAGAAATTTACGATTACTATAGATTTGACTAAGGATACAGAAGAAGTGTTTAGACAGATTGAAGAAGCTTCGGAATATTTGAACAAACCTGTAAAGAAGTCATTATGGCAAAGAATTAAATCTTGGTTCTAAACCATCAGAACCCTTACGTGGAGGGTAAGAATATCCACGTGATATTGCCCTATGGTGTAATGGTTAGCACAGGAGGCTCTAACCCTCTTAGTCTGCGTTCGAGTCGTAGTGGGGCTACCAATAACGGTAAGTTTGCAGTAGCTGTGGGTAGTATCCGAACTTCTGAAAGATGATAAGAATGACCCTCTACTTACCGTTAAAAAAAATACTAGTCCTTTGAAACTATAATAGCAGAAGGAAACTTGTTGGATAGGTAGTTATCGCGAACAGGTAGTCTGGGGTAAACGTTAGCCCAGGTGGGGAGTACTAAATATATGACGTATAAAAATCCTAGCCTAAGAAACTAGGTTACAGTTACTGGAAAACTCCCTATTACTAATTAAATTTTTCATGTTTCAGGAGAGGGGTTCGTTGTGAAACGCGCCCCTTTTATGTAAGAGGAAATACAGATGGTAGACTTCAATAAGAAAATAATTAATTCAAACAAATTTCGTTAGGCTGCATTAAGATTTATTAATACTGGTAGTTATTGTAATTTTCCTGAATCCACTTCGGAATATTTTAGATTCTGGGATGAGGAAAGTAGAAGATGTGTAGATGGTTATACAGCTGATGATGGAGATTTCATTAGCGGGTATAACTATTTTTATTTAAACTATTGTCCTATATCTCGTATAGTTAATCATATTACTACAGATGAGTTAGGTAATACTAAAGTAAAACGTGTGAATGAAGTAACTTTCCCTGACTTCTGGGACTATGACTATTATTATTTTAATGCAGTATAGGAAGCCCAAGAGTAGGGTAAGCATTTATGTCTACTTAAGTCTAGACGTAAAGGTTTTTCATACAAAGGTGGTTCTATGGCATGCCGTAACTTCTATCTAATACCATACTCTAAAACTTTCATATATGCATCAAATAAATAGTATTTAACAGACGATGGTATTCTTACTAAAGCTTGGGACTATATGGACTTTATAGATAAGAATACAGCGTGGGGTAAGAAGCGATCAGTTAATACTTAGATGCGTAGGCGTGCGGGATTCTATACTAAAGATGATTACGGTAACATTATAGAATTAGGTTATAAATCGGAAATTATAGGTGTTACTTTGAAAGATAATCCTGATGTGGTACGCGGTAAGAAAGCTAATCTTATTATGTTTGAAGAGGGCGGTTCTTTCTCTGAATTAGGAGCAGCATGGCAAATTGCTAGGCCTTCTGTAGAGGTAGACGGTATAGCATTTGGTACTATGATAGTATGGGGTACTGGTGGTGATGAAGGTTCTGCATTTGAAACCATGAAGGATATGTTCTATAATCCTGATGGATACAACTGTTTAGGATTTGACAACATATGGGATGAGTCTGCTACTACTAATAAATGCGGTTTCTTTGTACCTCAATATACTAACTTAGATATACGTGATGAAAATGGTAAACGTATATATATGGATGAGGACGGTAATACATACCGTAAGAAGTCTTTAGAGTATATATTAGCAGAAAGACAAGTAGTAATAACTAATGCTACTAATAATGCAGCAGTTGATAGATATGTTGCGGAAAGACCTATTACTCCAGCAGAAGCTATGCTAGAGTTTAATGGTAACATATTTCCTAAGAAGGAATTACAGGAGTAGTTATCATTACTCAGAACTAATAAAAAATTATAGAATCATAAGTAGGTAGGTGATCTAGTATGGCAACCTGACGGTAGCCTTAAATGGGTTATTAAGAAGACAGGAGATATAACACATTATCCATTAAGAACTAAAAGGGATGAAGTTACTGGAGCGTTAGTAGGAGATGATCCTACTGGTTCTATAGTAATATGGGAGCATCCTAATAAAGATGCTAGTGCTGGTTTGTATATTGCAGGTATAGACTCATATGATTATGATGAATCAAGTACTACATCATTAGGTTCTTGTTTTATATATAAGAGAGTATAGTCTATAGAATAGTATTCAGATATAATAGTAGCAGAGTACACAGGCAGACCTAAGTCAGCAGAAGATTTTTATGAAAATGTACGTAAATTACTTATATACTATAATGCTAGAGCTATGTATGAGAATCAAAATAAGGGTATATTTGTTTACTTTACTAATAAGCATTGTGACTACTTACTTGCTGATCAACCGGATATAATCAACGATATAGTAAGTAATTCTAAAGTAAATAGAAAGAAGGGTTGCCATATGAATAAATAGATTAAGCAGTGGGGATGGGGTCTAATAAAAGACTGGCTTAACGATATTAATGCCGATGGTAAGAAGAACTTATACAATATAATGTCGGAACCGCTATTAGAGGAACTTATAGCTGCAAATGATGTAGTTAACGTAGACCGTGTAATGGCGTTGACCCAAGTAATGATATATAGAGAATAGCTATATAACGTTAAAGTAAAAGAGATTAAAAAAGAGAATAAAAATAGGGTATTATTTGAAGGCCCTATATTTACTCAAGAATGGTTTCGTGACGACGAAGCTATAGATAACATCGAAGCATATATGTTTTAATTATGAATAATATTAATCAAATGCCAATATAGAAACTTCCTATGTCTAAGAAGACAAAAGACTGGCAAGAAAGTTGTATAGACTATGTTATAGGTCGTAGCATGGGAGGTTCTAGAAATGGTAATAATAGAACTCGCAGAGAGGAAATGCAAACATATTATGATCTTTATAATAGCATATACAATGAAAAAGATCTAAAATATGTTACTAATCCTTTCAAGCAGTAGGATGGTTTCCCTGCAATGGCTTAGGACTATAATATAATTAAGCCTAAAATAGATTTATTATTAGGTGAAGAAACTAAAAGACCATTTAATTTTAAAGTAGTACGTACTAGTGATATAGCAGCTAGTGAAATGTAGGACAGAGCTAAGTAGCTTTTGATAGATTATATATAGGCTACTATAATGAGCAAACTAGGTCCTGAGGAACAAGCTAGGTATCAGGAAGCTTTACAGAATGGTGAAATAATGACACCTCAATAGATACAGAAGTATATGAGTAAAGACTATAAAGATATAGCAGAGATAACTGCATACCATAGTCTTAATTACTTAAAGAATAAGTTAAATATTACTCATGAATTCTTTAAAGGTTGGAAGGATGCTTTAGTTGGTGGTGAGGAAATATATTACATAGGTATATTAAATGGGGAGCCGTGTTTAGAACGCGTTAATCCTATCTACTTTGATTATGATACTGAAACGTCTGACTTAGAATTCATTCATGACGCAGAATGGTGCTGTTATGAAATGAATATGTCTGTAACTGAACTATATGATAGATTATACGATAAGATGTCTGAGAAGTAGTTAAACTAGCTGTTGGAGATGATGGATTAGGCTTCTAAGGGTGGTATAAATCCCGAAGTAAGAAAGACATCTTTAGATTACACTCATATTAAGACTCATACTATTAACGGGTTCAGCAGTAATCCATTTGATAGTACTAATAGTGTAAAGGTATGGCACTGCTGTTGGAAATCATTCAAGAAAATAGGTTTTGTTACTATAATTGATCCTGAATTAGGAGAACCTAAGGAGTATCAAGTAGATGAGAGTTATAAAGAGACAGGGATGGAACTCAATGTAGAATGGAAATGGATTACTGAAATATGGGAAGGATATAGAGCTGGTGAAGACTTATATATAGGAATACAACCATTAGAATATCAATATACTTCATCTGATAATCCTAACTCTCAGAGATTACCTTATACTGGAGTAGTATATAATAATACAAACAGTAGACCTCGCAGTTTAGTTAGCATGATGAAACCATTACAGTATATGTATATTGTACTATGGTATAGACTTGAGCTTGCTATGGCTAGAGATAAAGGTAAAGTAGTAAATATGGATATTACTTAGATACCAAAATCTATGAATATAGATGTATCTAAATGGATGCATTACTTATCTGCTCTTGGTGTAAACTTTATTAATCCGTATGAAGAAGGATGGGACATACCTGGTAGAGAAGGAGGTAAACCTAGTCAGTTTAACTAGATTACAGCTCTTGACCTTACTATGGCTAATACTATAGATTAGTATATTAATCTTATGGATAAGATTGAAAGTATGCTATCTGAGATATCTGGAGTTAGTAAGCAAAGAGAAGGTTCTATTTCATCTAATGAATTAGTAGGTAATGTAGAACGATCTGTAGTACAATCAGCTCATATTACTGAACCTTGGTTCTGGACACACAATTAGGTAAAGAGAGAATGCTTAACTATGTTGCTTAATACCGCTAGATGGGCTTGGAAAGATGGTAGTAAAACTCATCTACAATATATATTAGATGATGCTACTAGAGCATTCTTAACGCTATCAGATGATATGCTTTATGAGGATTTTGATATCTTTATAGAAGATACTACCAAGAATCAACAGTATATAGAAACACTTAAGCAGTTAATGCAACCTGCTATGCAGAATGGTGCTAGTTTGCTTGATATAGCTGAAATCATTACTATGGATAATATTAGTATGATTAAGTCTAGATTAGAGGAAATTGAGCAAAAACGTATGGAGCAACAACAAGCTATGGAACAAGCTCAAGCAGAACGTGAACAGCAAGCTATTCAGATGCAAAATGAGATTAAGGAGGAAGAGCTTATGATTAAAGAAGCAGAGATGGATCTTGAGAAATATAAGATAGATCAAGATAATGCTACTAAGATTACTGTAGCTCAACTTAATGCTTATAGAGGTGCTGAGAATATGGATTAGAATCAAAATAACATACCTGATCCTATCGAGATAGCCAATTAGGCATTGGCTGAACGTAAGCAAGCATCTGATGAAGCTTCTAAACAATTTGAATTTAATGCTAAGATTAGAGAGCAGAAGATGAAGAAAGAGATAGAAGATAAGAAAAATCAGCTTGAAAGGGAAAGAATGGATCACGAAATGAAGTTACAAGCAGCCAAAGACAAGGCAGCAATGGAGAGAGAAAGATTAAAAGCCAAAACTGCGATTAAGAATAAAGTAACAGGAGAGAAATAATTATGAATTGGTTTAAAGAAACATGGTGGATAATTAAATAGCTATTCACTAAAGTAAAAGCAGATAAAGTAGAATATAAACACATGGATCACTATCCATTTAGTGGTTATTCTGCAATGAGCTGGTGTGGTTACTTGTTAAGTAGAAAACCTGAATCTCAGATTAAGCCTACTACTTGGAATCACGAAAATATTCATCTTTATGAAGCTAAAGATAAGAAGAGATGGATAAGTTATTATTGGTCTTATGCATGGTCATGGATTAAAGGTAATCCAATTATCTACCCTGCATCTAGTGCTTACTATACTATTCCTTATGAGATGGAAGCTTATGCTAATGACGATAACTTTGATTATCTGAAAACACGTAAGCCTGAGGATCTTGATAAGTACAAAATTAAGGACAGAAAGAAGACTTATAAGGCTAATAAGAAAAATTGGAAACAATATCTTAAAACAATTAAATAATAGGAGAGATTAATTATGGCATGTGGAGGTAAAAAGTCTGGTAGCTCTAAGAAGGGCAAAGGCGGAAAGAAATAATTGAAAAAATTATGGATAGTGAAGAAACATTGAAATATCTTTAGTAGAAATATCCTGAAGATCTGAATGAAAATTATAGATGTTATTGGTGGTGCACTAGTAATATAGACGGTAGTGCTTTAACTTATTATTTAGTACTACACGATAAGTTTTGTGAAACAGATAAAGAACCAATGATATGTCTTAGAGCACATTCATCAGATCCTGAAAGTTTAGTTAATCTATTAAAGATGTACTTAGAAACATGTAAGTACTAATATGGATAGACAAGCATTTAAATAGAGAATGCAAGACCTAAAGTCTTACCGGGAAAACAATCCCGGTAAAGGCTATTGGGATTGGAAAGTAGATGCTTTTGATGATGGCGGCGTTAATGGCAATCTTGTTGGTAGTTATTCTAATCATACAGGAACACCAACAATGTATGTGCCAGTTACTAAAGAATACGAAGCCACTCCTGATGGATTTGGTGAGATTGCAAATGTTCATACACCTGAAGTAGTCATCACTCCACAAAGTAATATCAGTTTAGAAGAAGCTGTAGACAAAGGTCGTAGAGATGCTGCTCCATATGTAGGGGCTATTGTAGCTGGTGCTGCTTTACCTGCTATGAGTAGTACTGGAGGATTAGGTGCTGCTATGGATTTATCAGGAATAATCACAGATCCATTAGATCCTACAAATTATTTAGGGTTTGGCGTAATAAAAGGACTTAAAAAGTACAAAAATAGGAACAGTAATGCTTTAGATTATCATTTGGCTAGGTTGTTTAACAACAATGAAAACAATGTTGGCACAGGTTTGGAATTGGCAAATAATCGAACCGGAAAAAAATTAACACAAAACGATGTTATAAATAGTTCCTAGTTTAAAAATTCTTTAAATCCAAAATTAATTAAAGATTATTATAATGCCGCAAGATCGATTGGAACCGATAAAGTTAATTCTGCCATATTTGCACCATTGGCTTACATAAGATCGAATTATAGGGATCCGTACTTTGCTGTGAATGGTAATATCTATAAGAACCCGTTAGCCAACTTCACAAGTAAAGGAAGAAAGTATAAAAAGAGCACAGGAAATAAAATAACAGATATAGATGAATCTATAATAGCAAGCCATGAATTAGATCATGCTGTAAATAAGCCTTCACAGGCCGGAAGATAGAGTGTTTTGGAATGGTTTAACGATAATTCGCAAGATGTATACTTTTCTAAGAATAATTCTACAGAGTTGGCAGCAAGAGGGACTTAGATAAAAGATTGGCTAAAGATGTCACGCAACAGAGATATTACAACAGATGAGTTAAGAAATGCCGCTAAAAATTACGTGAAAGATACTGGTTTGGATAATAATATGACAGAAATGTTTGATAAGATATACGATTGGGAAAAAGCTGCAAAGTGGTTTTCCTAGTATGCTTCTGCAATAGCAGCGCCTGTTATATTAAGTAATACAACAGAATCATTCGTAGATGGAGGCCAAACAGGCGATCCAGATATGGAAAAGTTTTATCAAGCTACTGGTAGAAGTCGTAGTGGTAGACCTTTAGAGGAAGGCTTAAAACCTGTATTCAGTCTTGAAGATGCTGCTAATATGACTCCTATTGGCGACGCTATATCAGCTAGAGATACTTATAATGCGGTAAAGAATAGAGATTGGTTAGGTGCTGGATTAGCTGCGGTTACTATGATACCATTTGTACCTACTACTGTTAGAAACTTTAGAAAGAAGTACAAAGGTATTACCCCTAAAAGAGAAATACCTACGGTAAATAAGAAAGCTATAGACAATGCTATAGATGAAGCAAAAAATTATAGAGATGGTAGGATTAAATTATATTAGTAGGCTATTGAAGATAGAAACGCTAGTTACGAGCGCCTTATAGAGAATGAGGATGCATTAAGAAGAGCGGTTAATTTTGATAAAAAATATGGTACAAACTATGTAAAAACTTATACAAAATAGTTATAGAATTATGCAAAAAGTAAAAATTCTCCTGATTTAATGTAGATCGGAATAAAACCAATGAGTGCTAATGGTTCTTTCGATCCTAATATACCTGACTATGTATTTATTAATTCTGATTACGTTAAGAATGGTAAACTATAGCCAGGTTTAATAAGTCATGAAAAAAGTCATTATGATAATTAGAAAGCAGGAGCATTGAGTTTGCCTATATTTGATAATAGATTCGTAGATACCAAAAAGACTAAAACTATGTATCCTAAAACGTATGATTGGATTTAGAGATACTTGCATAACTTTGAAGAAACTAAATCGCATATGAATGAATTTAGGACTAATATGATAAATAAAAATCTATTGAAACCTGATAGTAAAGTAGGATTGAAACAAATAAAGGATTTGATTTTTAATTCTGATAACGATAATATGAAAAAAACTATTTAATACTTATAAAAGTAAAAGATAGTTTGTGAAAGATTTTAATTCAGTTCCAATTACTAGTAATGGGAATAATAAAACATTAGTATGATAGTAGATCCGATAACAGTTGAAATAAAATTATAGACCTATATTAGAGCTGCCAAGAAGCAGCAATAGTACGTCGAAACATTCACTCCAGTATATTGTACCGATACTATATTCAATTATTACGATGGTAGCTATACGGGGTTAGATTAGTCATGTTATTCTACTTTCGATCCTAGGACAGATCCACTATATGCTAAAAATCTCACTAGAGAGGAATTAGATGCACTAACTAATTAGAAATATTTCAATGAAGAAGAATTGAGATATTACTTTGATCTATTAGTATCTAGATACTGTCTAACTGATAAGGAATACAATATAGAAGAAAGTGAATCAGAAGAGGACATTGATGAAGCTATCGATGAACTCAAACATGAAATAAATGAACTTAAAGAAATACAATAAATCTAATTATATATAATTATGGATAATGTAACATTGAACGGTTTTGAGGTATTTGAAGAACTCATGCCAGGAGCAAGTATAAAGAATAAACCTATTGTTTCTCCTACTAATGAGGAAGAGGAAGAAACAAAAATTGATCTTGAAGGAGTAGGAGAAGAACTCAGTGAAGAAGAGTTAAATAATATTCGTAAGAATACTAAAACTGAAACTGAGGAAGAGAAAGAGGAAGAGCTTGAAGAAGAAGATAAAGAAGTAAAGTCTAAATCTAAAGCTAAACCTAAAACTACTACAAAGGAAGAAACAGAAGAACCTGAAGTTGAGGAAGAAGAACCAGAAGAGTCTACTGATGAAACTACCATAGTAACAGGTTTCTTTGATTCTTTGTCTGAAAAGTTAGGTTGGGATGATATTGAGGATGATGATAAACCTAAGACTGTTGAAGATCTTATTGATTACTTTAACGATGTAATTGAAGAAAACTCAGTACCACAATACGCTAGTGAAGAAGTTGAGCAACTTGATAAGTTTGTTAAGAATGGTGGTAATTTGAGAGATTATTTCTCAATTGACAATGAAATTGATCTTGATGATATCGATCTCGAAGATGAAAGTAATCAGAAGTTAGTATTGAAAGAATTCCTTAAAGAAAAGGGTTTTAATGCTAAATAGATTGAAAAGAAACTTACTAAATATGAGGAAGCCGGTATTCTTGAAGATGAGTCTCAAGATGCTGCTGAAGCCCTTAAGGACATAAGAGAGAATAAGAAACAACAGCTATTGAAAGACCAAGAAAATGCCGCTAAGCTCGCAGCCCAACGTCAACAGGAGTACTTTGATACCGTTGTCAACGAAATAAAGGGTATGGATAATATCCGCGGTGTTAAAATTCCAGAAAAGGATAAACAAATACTGTTGGAATATATATTCAAACCTACCTCTGATGGTATGACCAAATTTCAAAAAGATTGGTCTAAGAGCGTAAAAAATTTAATTGAGTCTGCCTACTTTACTATGAAAGGAGATACGCTTGTAAAAGCTGCTGAAGTAAAAGGTCAAAATGCAGCTATTAACAAGTTTAAGAATAGTCTTAACAGAACAGGAGTAAGTAGAAAGACTAAGAAACAGGATAACACTAGCACCGAGTCTATGTGGAATTCTTTTGCGCGAAGATTACGTGCAGATTAATATTAACTAATAAAAATTAAAATTACTAGTATTTTATGGATAATAATATTCTAAATAACTTAGTTTTATACAAAGGTAAATGGTTCAGTGATTTGATTGATACCGCTAAGATTTCTGCGGCTTCTCAATAGAATCCATATCAGGTTGCTACCGTGTTGTCTTATGTATTTGGAACTAAGGATAATGGTTACAACACTTCTTTGGATATGCTTACTGGTGGTCTTGGTAATGTAATGACTATCGACCAACCGAGCTGGGAGTGGAATGTAATGATTGATGCCGATAGAGCAGTTACAATTAGAGACGCAAAATGGAATGGCGCAGCTATTACAGATGATTCAACTGCAGGTCTTGGCAATACACCGATTATGCTGTGGTTAGAAGATAACTGGTTTGGTCCTACTGCTGTATTGGAATTTGACGATAAGGAATTCCAAGTACGTGTAGCAGGTGCTCCGTACCAAGATGGTAACTTGTGGGTATATACTTGTTTTGTAGCTGATGGTCAGCCTACTTCTTATATTCCTGCAGAACTCTTGAAACCGGGTTGCCAAGTATCTCGTCTGGCTTCTGCTGTTGAAGAGTACAGTGAAGAGGGTGATATCCTGAACTATAATACTCACTTCAAGATGCGTAATTATCTTACTACAATTCGTATCAACTATGATATTACTGGTTCAGCTTATTCTACAGTAATGGCTATTGCTTTGCAAGATCCTAAGACTGGTAAGAAGTCTTATTTGTGGGCTGATTATCAGGAATGGGTAGCTCTGCGTGAATGGTATAAGAGATGTGAACGTTTCTTGGTTTACATGAAATCTAATGTAAACAAAGATGGTTCTTGTAATCTGAAAGGTACTAACGGCCGTCCGGTATTTATCGGTGCTGGTCTGTTGGAACAGATTGCTCCGTCTAACAGACGTTACTATACTCATCTTACTGCAGAATTGTTGGAAGACTTCCTGTTTGACCTGTCTTACAACGTACTTGGTACTAACGAACGTAAGTTTGTTGCATTGACTGGTGAAATGGGTATCCGTGAATTCGATAGAATTTTGAAGGAAAAGGTAGTTAACATGAACCTGATTGATACTGTATTTGTAACTGGTTCTGGTGACAGCCTTACTTTTGGTGGTCAATTTAAGACTTATAAGATGACTAATGGTATCGAGTTGACTCTGAAGTATTTCCCGCTGTATGACGATATTACTTACAATCGTAAGTTGCATCCGGTTACTTTGAAACCGCTGGAATCATACCGTATGACGTTCCTGGATCTGGGTAGACGTGATGGTGAAGCTAATATCGTTAAGGTAGTTCGTAAGGATCGTGAATTCGTAACTTGGACTACCGGTGGTGCAGTTCTTCCTTCTGGTTATGGCAAGTCTATTAATACTCTGAGGTCTAATGGTAAGGACGGTTATACTGTATTCTTCCTTGGTGAAATGGGTATTATGCTTAGAGATCCCAGAGCATGCGGAGAGTTGATCATGGATTGTGAAGCCTAATTTCCATCCTAGTTATCTTACAATAAAAAAGGGGCCTTAGGGCCCCTACTAACTTGATAATCTAATATTTTATATTATGGAAGTAATCGTTAGAATAATTAAAACTAATCCCTGGACTGGGATTACTAAATGGCCAACGTGTTTTGACTATTTAAGTTCTTACTGGACTAGGTCTGGTAATTTATATACTGGTTTATCTGTAGAAGATGCAACTAGATTAGAAAAAGAAATTGGTTATCCTGAGGGATAGTTATCTCCAAATAGTACATTTTGGGATACCTTTGCTGTTAAAATTGGCAAAAAGGATTTAATACTAGATACTAATAGACCTGAGGATGAATTAAAATATTTATTCCTTAAAAATCATAAGAGAGTGGCTAATGGTTTAAATAGTATCAAACCTGGTACTGATTATGTTATGATTAATAAGGATAGTGAAGCAGAAGAACAGAATAAGTTCAATAAAGTTAAGCGTGAAGCATATAGAGAAATGGATAAGATGTCTACTGAAGAAATGCGTAAGTGTTTACGTCTTTATGGTATGAAATCAGACTCTATGTCTAATGAAGTTGCTGAAGCTAAATTGTCAGAATTTATTGAAGCTGATCCTTCTAAGTTCTTGATGAAATGGGTAAATAACCCTAATAAAGAAATTAACTTCGTAATTGAAGAAGCTATTGCTAAAAACATTATTAGAAAGAATCGTGCTCAATATTACTTTGGTACTGATTTAATTGGTAATGGTCTTGAAGATGTAATTGCTTATCTTAAGGATAAGAAGAATCAAGATATTAAATTAGCAATACTCAATGAAATTAAATCTAAGTAATGACTAATAAAGATTCTCATATAATTTTCAAGGTAGTTCTGGATAAGAATGCAGAAGGTATTGCTTATGGTGGATGCCCAGCATTCTTAGATGAAGAAGTAGACTTATTTCTTAATCAAGCATAGTTAGAAATCTTAAGTAATAAGATTACTGGTAACAATGCATTAAGAGTAGGTTTAGAAGGTTCTGTATCTAACTTATCTGAGATAGAGAAGTTAATAGCTACAGATGTTAATCTTCATGCTGTACATACAGACTATAATGAGTATGCATTAGAAGATATTCATGATGAAGATAATAGAATGACTATACTTAGTGTATTACTTAAGTATGGACAATTCTAGACTAACTGTGTACTTACTAGCCATGAGTTAGTAAAGCCTTTTAAGCAGACTTATAATAATATACCTTGGGTAGAGAATCCAGTAGCTACTTTAGAAAACGATAAACTCTTAGTATATGTAGATCCTGTTTTAATGCAGGATCCTATGTATGCTCCAAGAGTAGAAGATAATACAGAATTCTACAGAGTAGATCTTACTTATGTTAAGAAACCAACTAAGTTTGATTATACTAAACCTGAACAAGAATTAGACTTCCCTGAAGATGTTATGTACGAGATTATTAATAGAGCAGTAGTAATTGCTTTAGAGAATATAGAATCTCAAAGACAATCTTCTAAGTTTTAGTTAAACCAAGTATCTGAATAATTATGTGTGAGAGAGATTTTCAAATAAATATAGAGAGGTAGCTTAACAATATCATACCTAATTATAATGAAACTATCAAGTTTCCTTCAGATACTTTGTTTCATTTTATAAATAAAGCTAAAGACGAATATGTTAAATAGAACTTTAGAGTATTCTAGAGAAACCAAGAGATTACTGATAACATACGTACTTTAGTGAATACTAAGAGCTATACTACTTATAGCTTTAGTAAATTAGGTAATAAATGGGAAGCCAATTATCCTGAAGATTATATGTTTGCACTTGGTGAAAATGTATATATAAGTATAAAGGATAATAAATGCAATAACTTAATTACCCGTGAATCTGATGTAATAGAGGCTACAATAGAGACAGTAAGCTCTAGACTAAGTAATAGCCTATCAGATCATAAATTGCGTTATAATCAAGCAAAACCTATTAGAGTATATACTGACAATAAAATTGTATTATATACTGATGGTAAATATGATATAAGTTCTTATGAGCTTACTTACTTAAGAAAAGCCAAGGATTTAGGTACTCTCTAGGATTTAACTAAAGAGTATACAGATTTACCAGAAAATACACATTAGGATATAGTCGATCTAGCAGTTCAAATGATAGTACAAACTATACCTAATACTAGTTCTAAGAAATCTTAGGGCGAATAATTAAAGGCGCTTACCAACGTGGAAATCTGAAATAATGAAAGTAGAAAGTAAGCGAATAGACTAAGCGCTAATGTCTAATTTTAAAATAATATATAAAGATGATAACTTCAGTACACTCAGTTCTGATTGGAAAACAAGCTCCTGCTTCTTATACTACAGTAGATGCATTAGCTGTTGGTGATGTTGCTTTGTTCGATGAGAATAAGGCTCTTATTAAGACTGCTGCTGATGCAGTAAATGCTAACTCTCTGTATGTAGGTGTAGCAGGTGAAAAGATGAATGTTACTATGCCTGATGGTACGGTAGCACAGAAAGCTAATATTGATTTCTCTAATGAAATCCAGAAAGCTTCTAAACCATCTGCAGTAATTGGCGAATATGTAGCTCCTGTTGAAGAAAAGTTTGTAATCACTTTAACTAACGCTACTATTATTGCTGGTAATCGTTACGTTTTGCGTATCGTTTATAAGGATATGTATGAAGCTGCTTGGCAGTTTACTCATACTTATGAAGTATATGCTGAAACTACTACAGCTAAAGATTTAGTAGACGCTTTCTTGAAGAAGATTAACGCTCACAAGAATCGTAGAGTACAGGCTTCTGCTTCTGCTGCTGTTCTTACTTTAACTGCCATGCCGAAGGATGATAACGAAGGTGTTTATTCTCTGAATGAATATAGCGTTGTATCTATGGAAGCTTCTCTGTATGAAACTATTCCTGGTGCATTGCTTGCTAATCAACCTAAGGCAGTTGTAGGTGCTACGATTGTTAAGACTGCTGGTAATCCGGGTAAGGGTTATTGGAAGCAAGTACGTGATGCAGAAGTACGTAACATGGGTTATAAAGGTCACGTATTTACTGGTGCATATCCTATTGTTGAACAGGTTCGTAAAGTAGTAGAAGATGCAGAATATGATTATGCTATCATCGAAAACGATAACCTGTACTTGAGCAATGATAATCAGTACATCAAGACTACTCCGTTGACTACGGAAGTTTATTGTCCTAATTTAGTTGATTCTATTGTAGATAAAGGTATTCAGTCATTTATTGCTGGTAAGACAATTGCCTAATCCGCGTTAGAGAGATTGAATTTGGGATAAGATTCCTTTTACAAACTACAGAAGTGGAGTTGTGGAATATTCCACTCTCCACTTTTTTTATTGTTGATATATGGACAAATTAACAAATATACAAATAGATGGTGATAAACTGACCTTTAAGATGGAGACTGAAGTAGATCTTAGTAACTATAGTAAGGAAGTTTATATAGATGAAGTATGGAATTTAAAGAACATACTTGAAGACAGTCCTATACATAACATTAGCTTTTCTGAGAATATTGCAGTAGATTCCGAAAATAATGTAACTGTAACTAATGACGATATTCTAGAATTAGATTGGAATATGAAATACGTTACTTTGAGATGTTTTACGGAATAGGAAGAAATACATTTTCATGGCATATACTACAATCCTTCAATTGTATATATGGCAGAGATTAGGAAATTACATACTCACTGCTCAACTTGTTTAGATGATTAGACTATGCAGAATATAATGCTAGTAGTCTTTAAGAGATAGTTGCTTGAGTATGCTTTAGCATCCGATTACTATCGTGATGCTTTACAATTATATGTAGATATCTGTAGATTACTTGAGATATCTATCAAACCAAAATGTGCAGCTAGTACTTGCTGTAACAACGCTATTCTTACTCAGAAAGGTGATTGTTTCAATACAGAAAACGATAAGTGTCTTCATTTAGAGAAAGAGCGTAACTCTGCTACTTTATTTAGTGGTATTTGTTACTCTTGTTCTAACAATACTTGCAGTACAGGAAATTGCAGTAATGGTTATTGTAAATTATAAAATAAATAGATATGATACAAAAATGTGATGGTGTAAAGATATTGGACTTAGAAGAGAAGCTTGAAGCTACAGGTAGTGAATACATTGTTACTGCAGAAAAAGGCAATAACTATAAATTACCGCTTGAATCTGTAGCTGATATAGTTATAGGTAATTCTAAGTTTAAAGCTGCAATTAAGGATGTATATGAATCAAGTACACCTACTGCATCTGTATCTTTAGATAAAGATCAATTTCTATTCTCATTTGGTATACCAGCAGGTAGAACAGGAGATGCAGGTAAGGACGGTAAAGATGGTAAAGACGGTAAAGACGGTAAGGATGGTATTGATGGTGTACCAGGTATAGACGGAGATACTACTAGAGTAGTAATAGCATACAAATCTACTAAAACTATACAAAGACCCGATACTCCTGTAGGAGGTAGCTGGGATTACGATACTAATACTATTACATATCCTGAAGGATGGTCTGGTAGTGATAGTAATCCTAATGGCTATGTATGGATGTCTACCGCTACATTCTCTAGTAAAGGTACAATAGTAGTGCCTTGGAGTACTCCTGTAAGACTTACAGGTGCAGATGGTCATGATGGTTCAGATGGTAGTAATATTGAGTTTGTATACAAACTCACTGTAACTAGTTTAGTTACACCTACTAAACCTACAGGTAATAGTCAGACTGAAGCTATTAGACAAGGTTGGACTGATCATCCTACAGGTATTAGTGAATAGTATCAATGTGAATGGGTTTGTTCACATAACTTGCAAACTGATGGCAGTTGGAGTGAATGGAGTGACCCTACTATTTGGTCCAAATGGGGAGTGAATGGTAAAGATGGTGATGAAGTAGAATATATTTATCAACGTACTAAATTGCCTGCTTCTCCTAAAGAGATTACAGATAATAATCCAGATCAAGATGAGTACATACCTCAATCAGCTCCTGGTGAACAACCTTGGACAGACGATCCTAAGGGAGTAAGTGAAGAGTTTAAATACGAATGGGTTAGTAAGAGAAAGTATAAAGGCGATACTCACAAATGGGGTAACTTTAGTTCTCCATCATTATGGGCTAAATGGGGAGATGATGGTCAAGATGGTCAACACCTTAGAGTAATGTATACTAAGACATCTGGTAGTGATGTTAAGCCTAGAGATCCAGATAGATTGAATATTAACCCTGGTAGTATTTGGGGTGTAGGTATGCCCTCTGTGACTGGTAAAGAAGCCATATGGGGTATTCAAGCTTTAGTTACTTTTGATAATAAGTTAGTAATTGATGAATCTCTGCCTGAAGACGAAAGAGGTTGGCAAGGGCCTTATTTAATTACAGGTGTACCTGGTCTTGATGGTAATAACTTTAATTATCAAGTAGAAGCATTCAAATAGAGTTCTACTCAACCTGAAAAGCCTACTAGCAATGACCCATATAATCCTGGTGATGGTTGGGTACTTACTCCTGATATGTCTACTGGTATATGGTGGAAGTGTATAGCTACAGTTCAAGGTGAAACAGGTACAGTAATAGAATGGGGTGCTGTAATTAGAGTATCAGGTCAAGGAGTTGTTATTAAAGGTACTTTAGATTCTACAGACGATCTTCCGACGGAAGGTAACCAGATAGGAGATGGTTGGGTTATCGATGGTTTCTTGTGGGTATGGAATGGTAGTGAATGGGTAAATGTAGGTAAGGTTCAAGGCACGGATGGTAACTACTATGAATACAGATTTGCTAGAAACAATAGTTGGGAAATCGCTCCTCAGTTAAATGCAGCTGAACGTTATCCGGCAGGTTGGAGTTCTACTGCACCAGCGTTAAGTAGTGGTAAAGTATTATGGGCTACATTTGCTCTTATTAATGGTGGAGACAATACACTAATAGAACAATGGTGTGATCCATACTATATGACTGGTATGACTGGTGATAATGGTGGTTCAGGTATTCCTGGGGTAGGTTATGAAGTTAGATACTGTAAAGGTACTGAAACTACTTATACTGGTGAGGCTTGGAGTGATTCTATGAAATGGAAGAGAAATCCTACAGGTTGGTCTATGGATGTTCCTGAGCTTACTAATGGAGATGAGTATAATTATATATGGTTTATTCAGTGTAGAGTTATTAATGATAATATGGAAACTGCATGGTCTAAACCTAATCCTATGGGTGGTATAATTACTCCAGATCCAGTAGGTTCACAACCTATAGCATATCCTGCTGGTATATATAGTACTAGCACTCCTTATATTAATGATGGGGAGAAAGCTCCTTATGTATATGATACTAGTGATGGTAACTACTATTTCTTAAAATCAGTAATGACGTGGCTTGGTACTCAGTAGAATAATGAATCTCCTGCTACAGATACATCTGGTGCATGGACTGTATTAGAGAATTATGAGGCAATCTATACTGATTTACTTATTGCACCTAATTCATTAGTAGGTGGAGCTGTATTTAATAACAACTTGATGTTCTCACAAAGAGGTAAGAATGCTAGTGGTGGTGATAGTTCTGAGTATCATTTGATTAATACTTCAGATCCTATGAATACCTCTAACTCATTTAGACCTAACTTCTTACTAGACTTTGAAAATGGTGAAGCTTACTTTGGAGCTGGAGGTATACATTTAGCAGCTGATAGTTCTAATACTTCTATACAATTAGAATCTGGTAATGTATCTGGGGGTAATGGCAGTATTGCTACTATAGATATAGATGGGGCTACATTCCAAAAGGTAGTATCATCTAGTAATCCTACAGCAAATAAGAGAGCTGAACTTAGTATAGATGGACTGAGTATTAACATGGGTATACCTAAATTCTATGTTAATAATGAAGGAATGTCTTACCAACATTACGCAGGATCTTCTACAGTGACAGATTTTAAGTTGGATACTACAGGGGCTATTACTATTGGACAAACTAATTCTAATCATGCTATAATTGATAGTGGTAGTTTTTCATTAAAGAATAGCAGTCTTAATAATATAGTTATTACTTATGATAATACTACTTCTTCTATCACACTTAACAATCCTACTGGTATTGATTCATCTAGAGTAGTTATAAAAGCATTAGACGATGATGCAGAAGATTCCATTTCTGTAAGAGCTTATGACTCTCAAGGAAATTATAGTAGTATTACTCCTACTGGAATAAGTTCTTCTAATGGAATTGATAAATGGATAATTATAAATAATGGTTATATCGCAGTACATACTCCAGAAGGGTCATATATTGGATGGACTGGAACTAAAAATGGTTTAAGATTCCAATGTGGTATTTGTGTAGGAACAGCTTAATTAAATTACTATGGATAAAGCAAAAGAATATATAAACAGTAAAACAAACTCTATACTGAAAACAAGTGTTATCAGGAATAATAGGGATGTAGTTGCAACCATAGTATACAATGAATTAACAGATTTATTGGAGTTTAGTAATACATCTGATATTACTACTCCAATAGATTCTGAAATACTCAAGAGATACTTACATTAGGTTAAACCATAGCTATATAGTGATATACCTATGAAGCTTAAACCTTATTGTATTAAGTGTGGTTGCGGTAATGGCTACTTCAGAGGCTTATATGACCCATATGTATTAGCATTATTGACAGAGGATGCAGATCCTTGGTTGTGGGAAGATAATGGCGTAGTACTATTGGAAAGGTAGAAAGAAAATAATTTGATTGAAAATGATAGCAAGAATTAAAGGTTTAAAGATTAGTCAGGCTTCAGAACGTGTAGCTGTCACAGGATAGGAAATGATTCCATTCCAAGATGGTGAAAGAAATGGTAAGATCCGAATGATAGAGTTTAAAGATATGACTATGTATATCTTTGATCCTACTATCGTTGATGGTAAAGTAAGTCAAGAAGATTATGACGCATTAAAGCAAGCTATAGAGGAAGGTAAGCTTATCTATACTATTAATTCTAGTAGAAATGGATTAGACTTAGCAACCGAAGTAGCTATAATTGGTGGTACTATATACATTGAATCTCCTGACTTTATTAAAGAAGAAGGTACAGATAATATATCTCAAGTAGTATTTGATACTATTACTGTAGATGGTTCATTAAACTATAGTAAAGAACAATATACTACTACAGTAATTAAGACTACTGGAGATGGTACTAAAGTACTTACAGATAATGGTCAGTATGTATATATAGGTAATTTAGCATTAACTAATATTAAGTTTAAAGATGGTACTAATACATCTACTTATGACTTAGTAACTAATGGCATCACTTTCAGATAGAATGCTACTCCTTGTGTATCATGGAATACCGTTAAAAGTGGTAACAATATCTATATGGATATACGTATAGCTAATGCTACTGCTTCTATGGACGGTCTTATGAGTAAGGAAGACTATGTAGAACTTAATACTACTATTCCTGGATAGATTGAAGATCTAAAGGAAGCTGACTCTAATCTAAGTAATAGAATAGATAATCTTGATGATAAGATCGATAAAGAGATTGCAGATAGAGAAGCAGAGATAGACCGTATAGAGAATAAGTTTGATGGAGTTACTGACAAGTTAGAGGAGGCTCTACAGAAAGAGATTGAAGATAGAAAAGCAGGCGACACTACTATTACTAATAGTTTAAATGCTTTTATTAGTACTAAAGGTCAACCTGGTGGTTTAGCTGAATTAGACTCAACTGGTAAAGTTCCTGCAGCTCAATTACCATCTTATGTAGATGATGTATTAGAGTTCTCTACTAAAGATCAATTCCCTCAGATTGGTGAAACTGGTAAGATATATGTATCTAAGGATACTAACTTAACATATAGATGGACTGGTACTCAATACTTAGAGATTAGTTAGAGTTTAGCATTAGGTGAAACTTCTAGTACTGCATATCCTGGAGATAAAGGTAAAGCTAATAGAGATGCTTTAAATAGTATGCCTACTAAGCTTACTTCATATCTTACTCCTACTACTAGTACTGGTGAATTAGTTAAGATTAACTATAAGTATGCAGCTAAAGATGGTTTAAATTATGGTCCATTACAGGATGATAATATAGATATACCATCAGCTACAACTACTAATGCAGGTGCTATGTCTGCAATAGATAAAGGCAGATTAGATGACTTATATAATGAATTTGGTAGTATACAGAATCCTGGTGATAAGCTTGATTCACTACCTAATAACCTAGTTACTGGTGTAGATGCAACGTCTAGAAATGCAACTAGTGTAACTATTAATTATAAGCAATCTGATTTATCTGCAGCTAGTAATTCATACGCTAATCCTATTACTAAGTCATAGACTATACCTGCTGCTACACAATCTGCAGCTGGTGTAATGACTGCTAGTGATAAGTAGAACTTAGACGTTAATATACCTAATAGAATTACTAATCTAGATAATAGAGTAACTACTGAAGTAAACAGACTAGAAGAGCTTATTGAAAATAGTTCATCTGAGATTACTAATGATTTGAATGTAGAGATTCAAGCTAGAAAGGATGGTGATGCTCAGTTACAGACTAATATCAATAATCTGTAGTCTACTATGAATACAGAGTTAGCTAAGAAGGTTGGTAAAGTAACTGTAGCTGGTTCTGGTAATGCTGTTACTACTGCATCTATTAGTGGCGATACTCTTACTCTAACTAAAGGAGCTACATATAATAACTATGTACATCCTGCTGGTTCTGCACCTAGTAAAGCATCTGGATTCTATAAGTTCTCTACTGACTCTACTAGTCATATATCTGGTGTTACAGCTGTAACTAAAGCTGATATAACTGCATTAGGTATACCTGCATAGAATACTAATACTACTTATACATTTGCTAATGGTTCTGCTGGTAATTTCACAGTAACTCCATCTGGAGGTAGTGCATAGACTGTAAGCGTTGGTAAGCCAGCTAATGCTGGCAATGCTGACACAGTTGGTGGTATTAGTCCATCTGCTTTTGTAAAAAAAGCTGGGGATACTATGACGGGAGTATTATCAATAAATCAAACTTCATCTGGCTAGCCTTTAACTTTGCGCGGTACTAATACTGTGGGTTTTATCTAGTTTGTTAATAACGAAGTAGAAACTGCAGAAGTAGGATATGCTAACTCATTAGGTGCATATCTGTATAATGATAAACTATCAACTCATCCGTGTATATCATTAGGTAGAGTAGATAGTTTAGATGAAGGAGCAACTTTCTATTATGGAGGTACTCATTATAAATTACTTCATAAAGGTAATTATGCTAATGAGTTAGATTCACGTTATTCGCCAAAAATAGTATATAACTACGATAAAGGATGTTTAGTAAAATTAAATATAGCATCCAATTCTAATACTATGACTACAGTAAGAATTTTTGGTAATTCTTATAATAGTACACCTCCGTTTGATACAGTAATATAGTTTTATAACCATAATAATGAAAATTCAATTTTACAATATACTGGGGTTAACAATGGTGCTAGTTTTGGGGATATAAAAGTATTTATACATCAAGGATACGTTCATCTATGGTTTAAATAGACGCGTACATATCAAACCTTTATGGTTTATGCGAATGTTATGAACAGCACAGATTTAGTTAACGTAGTTGAATCCATAAGTAATGCAGCTATGCCTACTTCTGGAGTGGCTAGAATGGTAACTATAACTCCTAAATAGGCTATATATGCTGGAGATGATATTATTAGAGCAGCTGGAGGTATAAATATAGAGCACACAAATGAAATAAATTCATATACTAACCATCTATATTTAAACAATAGGTATTCTTCTACTGGTGCTAGTACTAAGAATATACTTATGTGTGCTAACGGTGGATCTGTAATTATTGGGGTTAATCAAGGAAACATTGCTGGAGATAATAAACTTTATATAGACGGTAATGTAGCATCTTCTGGTAAAGTATCTGCAGCAGGTGGTTTCTTCAAAGAATCTGATGCTAGATTAAAATCAGATATTAAACCTTTAGATTATACTTTAGACTAGATATGCTCTATACCTACTGTATCATTTATAATGAATGATCAGAAGCAAATAGGTACTGTAGCATAGGATTTAGAGGAATTAGGTTTTGAAGATATAGTAACTGAAAGTGATACTCTTAAATCTGAAATAAAGAATCCTGAACAGTTTGAATCATTCACTAAAGATGGTGAAGAGTATGTTAAGGTTAAGAAGGTAGAGTATGAGATGTTAGGTGTATTAGCTATTGAAGGAGTTAAGATGCTTAAGGATGAGATTGAAAAGCTTAAAGCTGAAATAGAAACTTTAAAGAATAAGCAACATGAGTAATGAAATAGCAACATATTCTATGATATTAAGTAAGCTTAGTCTAGGTAAGAGTGAGACAGAATGTCCTACTAAGACCTAGATTTTAGCTATTAATTCATTGATAGTCATTGAGAATGCTTCTACTTATGGAGCTAATGAATGTGTAAAGATAGATGATATACGTAAGAAAGCAGAGACTTGGAATTACTACTTAACAGTATCACCTACTAGTATGTCATTTGGAGCTGTCGGTGGCAGTAAGTCTTTCACTGTTAGTTCTTATAAGAGAAAGGTATTAGATGGAGTAGAATAGAGTGGTGATACTAGTGTGTCATTGAAATCTACAGTTATATCTGGTAGTGGGTTCTCTTTAAGTGGAACTACAGTAAGTGCTTCTGCTAATGAAAGCACTTTAAATAGAACAGGTACAGTTACTATAACTTAGAATGAGTCTAATAAGACAGCTACTATTAGTCTATCACAGAGCGGAGATACTATTAGCTCATATGGTGAATGGACTATATCTGTATCAGCTAGTCCCACTAGTGTATCTAGCAGTGGCGGTACTTCTACTATTACAGCTAGTGCTAAGAGAACTGTATATTGGGCTAGTGGAAATGTTACTGAAGAAACAGGTAATCCTACATTATCTACTAACTTAGGTAGTCTTAGTAGTAACACTTCACCTATTATTTTAACATTAGGAGAGAATACATCTACATCTAGTAGAACTGCAACTATTAAAGCAACTCACGGTGGTAAATCAGCTACTTGTACAGTTACTCAAGCTGCTTATTCTGCAACAGTAGAATGGAGATATAAATTCGGATTTAATGGAGGAGCTAGAGATAATATATCAATCGCAATTAGAACTATGAGAGAGTATGATGATGGTTGTTCAGTTACTTTTGCTAGCTATAAATCTAAATATGTGGACGGAGTAGAAGACGTTAGTTCTAGACAATACGTAGATTTTAGTATAGGAGATTACGCTTCTTGGGCAACTGTAACTAAAGTATCTAGTTCCATTGCTAATTAGGGTAAATTTAAATTTACACTGTCATCCAATTTTAATAATAAAAGTAATAGATAGACATTTGTGACTGTGACACAAAATGAAAGTAACAAATCTATTATCTGTGATATTATGCAAGTAGGTAGTGACGCATTTGTTGCAACGTACTATTCGCGTGTTGGAGGAAGTGATACTTATCCTGATGAAATTAGCTTTGGACTTGTAACCACTCCAACAACAAAATAGTATGAGTGGGATAGTACGTTTGAAGTACATACTGTAGATTCGGACTATGATGCATATACCTATAATTTCGGAGATATTATTGAGGTAAAAAAAGTAACTGCTAACGCATCAATGACTACAACTTGGTTTGGTTATGAATATATACAGGATGGTGGAAGTTACTAGTATGATTTATTGAAAGTTAATGCTCCTGAGTCTGATGGTATAGATCATAGTGAAGAATTATACATTTTACAACTTGTTACTTCAACCCCATCAACTAGCTATAATTATAGAGAGATTACAAATACACCTATCTTAGCTAAGATATTAGTGAGACAGAAAGGTAATACAATATCGTGAATCCGTATTTAGCACATATGACAGATAGAGAATTGTTGGAGCAGATATATCTTCTGCTCCTTCAAATCAACGTAAAGGTAAGTGAGATAGATAACGATACTAAACAATTTGGTATGAACGTAGCAGCCAATCTGGTTGGTGATGCTCTAATTGCAAATAACAATGATGCCTAGAGAAGAAATAATTAAACAGCTTAAACCTTACTTTGATGTAAAGGAATTAGTATGTAATCACATATATAGTAGATTTGGAGAATAGTCGTGGATGTTCTTAAGTACTCAGTTACTACATGTATTACTATGTATACGTACAGATATACTACGTATGCCAATGCATATTAACATTGGTAATATGCATCAAAGAGGTATGCGTTGTAATATGTGTCCTTTAGTAAAAGGTAAGAAGAGTGTATATGTATCTGCACATGTAACCGGTAATGCCATTGACTTTACTTGTGATGATAAGACTGCAGAAGAAATAAGAGAGATAATAAAGTCTAAACCTTTGTTATTACCATGTAAAGTACGTTTAGAGGAGGGAGTATCATGGTGCCACATAGATTGCTATGATGATGGCACAGAAGATAAAATAACAACATTTAAAGCATAATATATGTTACAGAGAGAGATAGTTAGATTTAGAGCATCAGATACGTAGCCTAATCCTCTAGAAGTAGATTATTGGATTGATATTACTTCTAACTACTATGGTGGTTGTATTAGATATTATCGTAATGATACTAATACATGGGAGATGCTTGATCTGAATGATAAACAAGTAGATGCTATCATTGATTATATTAATAATGCTCTTGATTAGATAGAACAGTTTATTAATGATTCTATAACTGAAATCAGAAATGAATTAGCTGAATTTAAAGATGAACTGAAAGAGGAAGTTAATAAACTGTGGTAGTATATTAATCAGAAAGTAGAAGAATTAACTACTTAGATTAGTGATATTAGAAATGAAATTAATGGTATCAAGTAGGATATTACTAATATCAATTCTAGTATTGAAGAGCTGCGTTAGGATATAACTGAAATAATAGGAGGAGACTTAAGTTCTATTCAACAAAAGATTACTGAATTAACTCAGAATATTCAAGAGTTAGATAGTAAGATTGATCAATAGATTAGTGATTTAAGAAGCTATGTAAATAGTGAGATTATTAAAGCTAAGAATGAGCTTAAGACTTATGTAGATGGTAAAGTTACTGATCTTACTGAGTTAATTAATCAAGAGATTACTAATAGAACTAATGCAGATAATAATTTGCAATCCCAAATTAATGAGCTTAAACAATTGATTACTAATGCACAGAATGCTATTGATACTCATGCAGCTAGAAGAGATAATCCTCATGTAGTTACTAGAGCTCAATTATCATTAGCTACTACTGATAGTGTAGTATTTAATAAAGTAAGTGCTCCTAGTGGGTTCTTTAAAGAGTAATAGTTATGAATAAATGTGACGGTATAAAGATATTGGAGCTGGATCCTAAGCGCATACTAGAAGGAAACGAATACATGGTAATAGCAGAGAAGGATTAGAACTTTAAAGCTCCTATTAACTAGATTGTTGATTTAGTAGTTAGTGATGATAGACTTAAGAACTACATAGATACTACTATAGAATCTTCAATAGGTGATTTCAAAAATGAAGTTAATCAAAGTATATCTGAACTCACTAGTAAGATAAATAACCTGGATAGTAAGATAACTACTGTTAACAACAGAATTACTAATCTGGAGTCTAGTATAGATGATATTGAACAGAGTATAACTAGTATCAATAATAAGATTACTAATATTGAAAATAATCTTGGTAATGTTGGTGAATTACTTGATGAAGAGTATATTACTCAGCTAATAAATAAACTTATTAGTGAGAATAAGATATCTGTATTAGATCCAGTACAACAGGCAATGAACAAAGGTACTGGCGTTGTTTTAGCGTTACCTAGTGCTAATAATGGTAAGATATCATTACCTATATGGACTGGTACTGAAGCTGAATATAATTAGCTTACTAAAGTAGCAGGTATGACTTATAATATTATTGATGAGGAGAGTGAGTAATGTTAGAGTTAGGTATAGCAGGGGGACGAGCAGTTCCCCTACAAAAGAGAACTGTAGGCAATACTAATATATCTGATGTATTTGATGGAGTAAATCATATATGGCCTACTAGAGATGATGTAGCTTACTTCTATGATTTCAATAGTATATAGTTGAGATTCATATGGACTAATTCTAACGGTAGAGATTTTGATACCGGTACTAACATCACTAACGCTCCTAGTATCCCTAGTGAAATAGTAGGATGGAATTGGGGTTCGTCTGAAAATAGAACTCAACCGTTTTTATACTGGGGAGGCGATAACACTCAATCTGGAGCAGAGTGTGTAATGGTAGACATTAAATCCATACAAGATGTATATACTAATGATCCTAGTTTAACTATGCCGGAATAGTTAATTGTATAGCTTAGAGGAAACTGGTTTGGAAATAAAAATGACGGTATTGTGACTGTTGAATGTACTGCTTATAAAGGAGGAGTTATAGTAAAAGCATATCAAATGAAGGGTAGTGATATGGGAGTAACAGATCAATCATTTGTATTCGCTGATAAAGATGGTTGGGTGTCTGAAGAAGGTATGCCTAATAAAATATGGGTTGGAGAAGCTGTTAAATACGTTGATAGATGGTATAAAATTAATCCTGTAGATGATAGCGTAGAAGGTATGCCCAATTTAACGATATAGAGAGACTTTACACATAAAGGTACTTTAAGTACTTCCGTTAATGGTTATGTTACATTTAATGGTAAATAGTATAAGACATGGAATGATTAGACTAATGTAGACGGAGATATAATAATAGGATCTGTTAGATGTCTGAATACTGATACTATGACTGAGGAAGGATAGATTAAAGTAATCGCTATGAATGAGAATGGCACTATATACAACGATAGTATAAGTACTGCATTCAGATATGGATATGTAGCGGGTAATAGTGAAAAGAGAGGTCAGCAGTTTATTAGTAGTTATGTAAGCAGTAGAGACGGTTAGGCAGCAGATGAGGAATTTGCTGTAGTTAATTACTTTGATAAGACTGAAGCTGGTCAAGTTGTAGCATTAAATCCAATAACATAATGAAAACAATATTGTATATTTCAATGATGAATATACGAGATAGAAAGAATACGATACTCCAGAACAGGAGATTATTTAATTATTAAATATTTGCAAATATGGTTAAACAAGAAAATCCTAATTTCATAGCATCTAAGTATGCTCCAAATCCTAAAGAGGTTTCTTACTGGATTGACTTAGCAACAGACAGTACTGGTAATGTTATTAAGTCATATAGTCCTGATCTTAAGAAATGGATACCACTAAATAGAGATGCTAATGTAGACCAATGGACTCATATTAAAGAGATCGTTCAATCTGTTGGTTTAAACTATGATAAGAATAGTGACATTATATCTTTACCTGATAATAGTAGCAATAACTACTTTAAAGGTACTAGTATAGTAGATGCTATTAATAAAGGTGATGCTGCTGTAAAAGCTCAAGTAGATAGACTGGATACTAAGATTGATGATGTGAATGAAGACTTATAGGACTTCAAAGCATTAAAAGGTCAACCTAATGGTCTTGCTGAACTTGATGGTAATGGTAAAGTACCTGCTAGTCAATTGCCTTCATATGTTGATGATGTGGTGGATGCATATGCTACTTATACTGTATCTCCTACTGGAGTACTTCAGAATATACAGTTGTATGCAGACGCTGAACACGAAACTCCTATTGTAGGTGAGAGAGATAAAATCTATGTTAATGTAACTCCTGGTGAAGTAAGTTATCAGTTTAGATGGTCTGGTTCACAATGGGTACACATCGACTCTAACGCTATTATCATTGGTGATATCACTGGCACTGCTTATGATGGTGGTAAGGGTAAAGCTATGGAGAATGTAGTTAACTCTATGCCTGATAACTTGCTGAGTACATTCCAATTAGACTAGACAGATGTTAATAACATTACTATCAGTCTTACTGGAGTAGAAAAGAGCGGCGGTAAATATGTACAGTCTACTTTAGCTGATATTACTATTACTCCTGCTACTAATACTGTTGCTGGTTTAATGACTGGTGCTGAAAAGTTAGCCATTAATGAAACTCTTCCTGATGCAATTAATGATGAAAAGGTTGCAAGAGAGAATGCAGTGAAAGAACTCAAAGCTAAGGATACAGAACTTCAAGGCAATATTGACAGTTTAGAGACAGCTTTAAATCAAGATATTACAGAGCTTAGAAGTACTATACTTAAAGTAAATGATAAAGTAGGTTTAACTGAAGCTAATGAAATGCCTGACTTATCAAGTACTAATTACTTAACAGATAGTCCTAGTGCTATAAGTGCAGCTGTTACTCTTGATGAAGAGATTGGTAAGCTTAGTAGAAATGAGAATGAACTGTGGTATGGTGTTAAGTTTGACTTAGCTAATAGTTCTAGTCCTGATGGTGTACGTACTGGTAATATGGAAATGCACAGAACACTTCCTATCTAGAGTAAGATGAGAGGGTGTACTATCAGCAATACGGATAACACTAAGAAATACTTAAAAGCAAACGACTGGACTAAGTGGGAAGACGGTACTACCTCATCTCAAGATAGTAGTGGGGTTAGTGTAGAAGCTTTTGTAGAAATTCCAGAACATTATAGATTACTTATAGCTACTCCAGATAATACAGTTGAAATTCGTATGAGTGAGTATAATCTTCCTGGTTACACTAAGGTAGAGAAGAAATATATTGGCGCGTATGAAGGAAGTGTAAATCTAGACAGTTCAAGTCATAATAATTTATTGAGAACTCAAGTTCGTAATGCTGCTCCTATAGTAAGTAAAACTAGAACAGAATTCCAAACTATGGCTAGAAACAATAATAGAACTAACAACTGGAATATTTATACTTATGATGCTCACAGAGACCTTACTTGGTTATTCGTAGTAGAATATGCTACTCTAAATAGTCAAAAAGCATTTAATGCTAACTTAACTGCAGAAGGTTATCATCAAGGTGGTTTAGGTGAAGGTGTAACTACATCATCTGTTACTGTAAATGGAACTACTACTTATTCATTTGTACCTTGTGGTACTACTAATTCATTAGGTAATGGTACTGGTATAATTGAATATACTCATACTAATACTAATGCTGAAGGTACATCTACTGGTACTAAAATGTTTAATGTTCCTAGATACCGTGGTATTGAGAATCCATTTGGTCATGTATGGAAGAATGTAATTGATGTAGTAGTTGCTGGTACTGACAATAGTGTATATATCTGCAAAGATTATACTAAGTTTGGTACATTTAAAGGAGGAACCAATCCTACTGCAGAGCAATTAATTGCAGCAGGTTATGAATTACAAGACTTTAAAGAAAGTACAATTACTAGTCAATATGTAAAAAAACTCGTTAATAATAATTAGGCAGATCTATTCCCAACTGTAGTAGGAAATGGAGCTAGTGCTACAACTTATTATTGTGATTATCACTGGACTAGTGCTACAGCTACACCTAGAACTCTTCTAATCGGCGGTGGCTCGGACAATGGGTCTTATGCGGGTTTGTTCTCTTTGCGTTCTCACTATGGGTTGGACTATTCCGCTGCTGGTGTCGGGACTCGAATTACCTTCTATGGTGAACCGGCATTGCCAGCTGCTCCAGCT